ATGGCGGGACGGCTCGACACCAACACCGACGGCCTACGTTCCGGGGCAGCCCGCAGTGATGCAGTCGCGTCATCGCTATCGAACAGCCCTACCATCGCCTCCGGTGGCCAACCCAGTCATGCCGGGGTAGCGGCGATTCTGTCCGCGGCAGCTGCGGTACGGGACAGCCAGGCCGAAAGGGCGTCCGGGCAGGCCAGCACCCTTCGTTCCGGGGCTGGGGCATATGACAGCACCGAGGGGCGTAGCGCTGCTGACATCGCTAAGGCCATGTAGATGCTCACTCGGCAGCAGATAGAGAACTGGCAGACTTCCCACCTTGATCAGGCGGCGCTGCAGCTGCACGCCATGGGGCGCCAGTCCGAGGACCTATTCGGCCAGCACCTAAGAAACCTCGCCGCACCGGGTGGATCTGACTGGCAGGGGCAAGCCCACGACGCCGCCCAAACTCGGGGGCTGGCCGACATGTCGATCGTGCGCCAGCAATCCGACGTGATGGAGCAGGCCGCGCAGATCGCCCAGCGCGGTGCAGCAGACGTTGCCGGCGCCAAAACCAACGTGCTGGAGGCCATCAACGAAACCGAAGCCGACGGCTTCAAGGTGGGCTCGGACCTATCAGTTACAGATGGAAGACCCCCTTCGGATGACAATCGTGAGCGGTCCAACCGTGAGAAGTTGGGCCGGCAGCATGCCGAGTTCATTCGGTTCCGTGCCGCACAGCTCGAGGAAGCCGACACTCAGGTCGGTCGCCAACTCAAGGAGAAAGCCGGGGAGCTTGGCGGTATCAAGTTCGATGGCCGAGATGGCACGGTACGCATGCTCGACGACGGGCATGGAAAGCCGGGAGAACCGGCACCTACGAACCCGTCAGGTGCCCTTGGTCTGCCGGACTACCCGCATGGCACGCTGTCGAACGAGGAGACCCGGACCGTCTATACGCGCGGCGAGTTGAAGATGAAAGATCTTGACGCGCAGTGGGCCAGACAGGGTGTGCCGATAGACGAGCGTGCGCGACGAATGTACGAGATGCGCAACTCCCTGAAGTCATGGACGCGCACTTTGATGAGCGATCGACAGGCTGCGGATCAACTCAACGCCACTGAGCGGAACCGCACATTCAACGAGTTGTTCCGAAACAATCAGGCCAAGGGCATGGCCGCGCAGCAGGCGTATCAAGAAATCATTGAGAGCTCGACCCGCAGTCGCGGCAGTGTCAACCAAGGTTTGGGTATCGACCCCGCCAAACCACCACCCCTACCTCCAGTGCGCGGAGGAGGTGGGATGCCCGCCACCGCGCCCGGATCCGTCCCTGCGCAGCAGCCTCCACCCGGTGGCGCGATGCCCGTGGCCCCGGGGTCTATTCCCACACAGGCTCACCTTGGCCCTAACGACACGGTCCATATCGACGGACCCCTTGGGACCGAACGGGAACAGTTTGGTGACGATCCAGGTGAACGTTGACATGTATTGGAGGATGATTTAGTTATGGCACAAGAAGTCGAGCCTGGATACCCGCCGTTGCCGTGGGACGCAAAGGGGCTGCGCGGTCGACGTGCACGCATCATTGTCGAGTTCCCAAGTGATAGTGACGGCTGGGTGGCCTCGTTTCCCGAAGGCACACGTGAAGTCGTCATCGATGATGATGAACCCAACATCTACAACGATCTGCGCGTGTACGTGCCAGGATATGAGCCTGCAAACCCGCTCGATATGGAGAAAGTTAGGTACGACCAGCTTTCCCTTCTCGAATGACAGCGCCAGATGGCTACCAGCCAATCCCATACGATGCCAAGGGATTGCGTGGCCTGCCTGCCCGCATCGTTGGAGAACTCCCCCTCGAGTACGACCTACCCGAGGACATTAAAGATGTCGTGATCGCCGACGACGAACCGAACATCTACTCCGAGCTCGCCGTCTATATCCCCGGCCACCCAGATCGGCAGTCCGCGGTGTCGTACGACGCACTTGAAGTCCAGGGCTGGCACCAGCCGGGCTAGAACGCAAAAAAGCCCCCGGCTCAACCATGCCGGGGGAAGCACGGGAGCCGGGGGCGGCTGTGAAGCGAGGGGCCTAACCAAATTCGATTGCGGTCTGTTCTACCTGAACGTCGATCACGCCAGGCTCTTCCGGGGTGATGTCCTGGCCATCGTTTCCGAACCGCGTGACGAGTAGAACATGAGTGTTCTCGCATTCGCCGAATACCTCGCGGGCCAATTCGGTGGCGGGTGGGTCCTCATGCCCCTCGGATACCCAGCTGTTGCTGCCGATCTGATGGCGGCATGCCGGGGCGATGTATAGGTTCGCATCACTCATTGGTGATTCGCCGTCTTCGGTCATCACGAGCATGTCGTCTGGCAAGTCATTGATTGCCTTACGCAGCTGAGCGACGGTGAACATACCCCAATTCTATTGGCGGTAGCCGCTAGCGGCGGGGTCTAAGCCTTCCAGGGACCTCGCCATATGCGGGCATCGGATTCGATGCGTTCTTCGCGTTCGGTGCGCAGCTCTCCGCGCAGTCCCCCGATGTCTTTTCGGATACCGGAGATGTCGCTGCGGATGTCTGCCATTCCGTCGCGGACCATCTCGCGTATCTCGTCGATGTCGTCGCGCAGGTTGGTGTCGTGGGAGTTCTCCGTTTGGTGCCGGATGGCTTTGAGGTCGAAGTGTTGCAACATCCACAGGATGCCGAGGAAACACATGACGACGAAAGCGATTACTACCCAGGTCGCTAGGCCCCAGCCGTCTTGAGCAAGTGGCGGCAGCTGCCAATCAGCCACATTCACCGCGGAGTACCCATCGGCAGGCCGCACTTCCAGGTCTCAACTCTGCACATAGCGGTGTCCTCTCATTTCAGTGAAGCCAACAAATGGATTAGGTCGAGCTGTTCGGGGATGAACCGCAGCAGTCCGGTGGTGCGCAGCAGATGCACGGCCACTACCCCGATCACGGCGGAGCTGAGGAACATGTGGGACTGCCCGTAGCGGGTAGTGGCGTCCGACAGCAGCTCCCCGGGTGGGCAAGCTATCTCGTAGGCGACGATCCCAGCAGCCATAGTGATCCACGCCCAATCAGATGGATGTAAAGCCATGGGAGCCCTCCCCGATTAGGTTGTGGATAAGTTAGAAACACGCAGGCGGCGGGCTATTTTGTCCGCGACGCCGGATACATCAAATAGATGGGCGCGGTACGGTGAGCTAGTTCCCTGCGCGCTCTCCTCGCGCGGGGCCTAGACACCGCGACTTCGACTGCAACGGCGTAAAGTTGGAGCTGGTTCGGCGAAGGTGCTTTGAGCCTGGATTGACAGGCTTGAGACGGCACCCCGGCCACGACGGTGAAACGAAGTCCTCCGCGCGGCGGTTGCAAACGCGGCGCACTTGGGCAGAGGCGCATTGCGCGCCGTAGACACCTAGTCGGCTGGGTTCAATTCCCAGGCGCCGAACCTCACGCCTTGCTTTTTGGTACGGTTCTGACACTGATTTGGGCGCATCCGTACCATCCCTGTGGATAAACCTCGGTGATGTCGGAGAAGCGGAGTAAAGTTGGCGATGCATCCCCATGCAGGAAGTTACGGGGCTTCGGCTCGGTGGACCGGACCCCCGCGTTCAGCTCTCTTACGCGGGGGCCTTTCACTACCTAGACCCCGTGGATGCTGCTGTAGCGCCGTAAAATTGAGGGATGGGTCAACCACCAACACCAGCCCAGGGCCGCAACGGTCGATGGGTACGCATCGGCGGCGTCTCGGTCGACTCGGCCATGGCCGCGATCACCGACCCCGCTTTTGCTCCGGCCAAGTATCCAGGAATTGGTAGTGGTCACAACCTATTCAGTAAGTACGGGTCCGGGGTGCAGTTTTCGGCAGGATTCGGTGATGGCGGCTACGACATCTGGGCATGGATAGTGGACTACGGCATTGATGAGAGTGATGAGCGGATCGCCCAGATAGTCGTCACACTGATCGACGATGAAGACCTAGCCCATTGGAACAGCCAGCCGTAGTCACTCAGTTCGTTCTAGGTGTTCTATACCGTTGGCGACTAAACCGTGTGTAGCCCAGGGCGATTGGTTCTCACCTTCGTACACGCCGTAGGTGTGCTCTATGGTGCCGTCCGCTTGGACTCTCTCAAATCCGACCATGAGCACGAAATCTGATACCCGCCAGCCGGGTTCTTGATCCATCGCTTCGACGTACTTCTGGTATGAGTTCGTCAGGGTGTTCACTCATAGCTAGCTCGCGACATCTTCGGAAGTATCAGCGGGTATCGGACGCTGATACGGCCACTTGTCATGCTTTGCCGAGTTGCAAGGTTTGCAGATCGGCCTGAGGTTGCACAGCATATGGGCACCGCCTTTGCTCAGTGGCTTGACGTGATCAGTCGCAGTGGGATTCCCGCCGCAGATCCAGCACCTATTACCCCAGTAGCGCCACTTCATCCGCAGATCGTCCATGGAGAACGGGGCGGTAGCAGCGGACCGCATGCGAGCTCGCCGCCGCTGACTTGCCGCGAAAGCTGCATCCTTATTAGCTTCGTAGTAGCGCTTGTGCCAGGCCCGAACTTGAGCCTTGTTATCGTGGTAGTACTTACGGTTCGTTTCCAGCTCGCGTTCGTAATTATCAGCCCGCCAGCGCCTGTTTCGCGCCAAAAACTTCTCACGGTCACGCTTGTAGGCTGCCGCCTTCCGGGCTTTCTCACCCTCGAAGTTCCGGCTATACGACGCCCGGTTGGTCCTACGCGTACATTCGAGGCAGTAACAGTTTCGGCCGCTTTTTCGGTTACGGTCAACCGAGAATGCCGTGACGGGCTTGACGGTTTCGCATCTCGGGCAGCGCTTTTCAGCGTTGGCGCCTACTTGAATCGTATCGTGACGTTTCATAGGAGGGCGAAGCTCTGTACGTCGAAGCCGTCGTTGTTGATCTGGAACACCGTCAGTGCCGGGTCGCCGTCTTCGCCCATCTTGTTCATCACCCATGCGGAGCCGTTGTCCAGGGTTGAGGCTTGGATGTGCCAGCGCGCCTTACCCGTTACTTGATCCCGCCCATGGGGGCGCAGGCTGGCGTAGTGGAAATGTCCAGTCAAGAGGACGTGGCAGTCCATGACGCCGCCGTGGGTCATCTTCTCCCACCACGTCTTAACCCGGTCAGCGCCGGAGGCTTGGTGGCCGTGCGCCAACCCCAACCTGGTGCCGCGTACATCGAACTGCAGCGTTTCGCACCACTCGGGCGGCCGGTGGAAATCTACCGGGAGGTTCGGGCCTTGGTTGTCGGGGTTGTTGTGCCATTCGAGACGTTTCGAGATGGCCAATCCCCAGTCGTCGGTGGGCTTCCCGATCAGATCCTTTCCGCGGCGCCACTGGCCGTGATTGGACGGGATGGACAGCACATCCACCGGGGCATGCTTGGCGCACAGGGTGATGGTCTTCCAGAACTCCGTGGCGGCAACCTCGACCTGATCCATGAGAGATAGGCCGTTGGTGCGGGTTTGGGCTGTGACGTTGTCGAAGCCCTCCACGATGTCGCCCACGTCCGCGATGATGATGTGATCGAATCTTGAACGTTTCAGGTAGGCGTTCAGGTTTTCCCGCTTTTCCTGAAGGCGCAGTAATAACTCTTTGACGCCGCCGAGGTGGTCGACCTTCCCGGTTTGAATGTCTGCCCAGCACACCACAACCGTCGACTCCCCTGTGGGTTTCTTCGGCTGCACCGGCCTGGTCTTGCGGACCTCCGCATACAAGGCGGGTAGGTCTATAGCCCAACGCCGGACGGCGAGGTGATACCGCCAGGAGTGGTGCTTATGCTTCTCCCACTCCCCCTCCTTGTTGCGGAAGCCCGTCTCCCACACCACGACCTGTGGGTTACCGGCAATCTCAACCTTGGCTGGGTCGTAGTGCAGTTCGTCGGCGAACTCCCGGAGAATCCCCTCGAAGTCCTGCTCGTCGAAGTCATCTGAGACCTTGCCCGTCTGAATAAAACCTGCGGTGCCGTCCCACTCCGCGCGCATTTTCGCCTGCTCTGGTGCCGACTCTTCCGGCACGGGGCGGCGACTATTGAGGCTGTCGCGGATACTCAAGAGCGCACACACTCTCGCACGTGACGCCGAAACTGAATCGGCCCCACGGGAAGACCCTCATTCCGCAGCACGCGGACAAGCGCCTCAATCGACTTCCCTTCGGCTACCCATTCCTCAATAGCCTTACGGTCATCTGCACTCTGCGTAGCGACCCATGCACAGCATGTGCAGCGCTGCTTCGGCTTGGCAGCCTCGGCCAGTTGTTCCCGGATGGACATTTGTTTGAACCGCCTTTCATGGGGCGCTTCGAGGGCTCTATTCAGTTGTGGGGTTTCAGGACTGCCAAACTGTAGCGATTAGCGCTACAATCAGGTATGCCCAAGTACGCCGCCGGAACCGAGGTAAGTTCCGACCGTTCCCGCGCAGAGATTGAGCGCACGCTCAACCGATATGGCGCAAAGCAGTTCATGTACGGATGGGACGAGAACCGCGCTATCGTCGGTTTCGTCATCCATAACCGGCAGGTCCGGTTCGTCCTGCCGCTACCCGATGCCAATGACCGAGAGTTCACTCGCACGCCGACTGGCCGAACGCGTGCCGCCAATCAGGTTCGTGAGGCTTATGAACAAGCAGTGCGGCAGAAGTGGCGAGCTTTGGCTTTGGTGATCAAAGCCAAGCTAGAGGCCGTGGCGTCCGAGATAGTCACGTTTGACGCCGAGTTCCTTGCCCACCTGGTTCTACCCAACGGGCAGACGGTAGGCGACTCAGTGATGCCCGCCGTGGCCGAGGCGTACGCCACGGGCGTCACCCCGCAGCTGCTGCCGAACCCGCAGTTGGCGCTGGAGCAATGAAACGTGGGGAAACCCCAGAGCCTCAACGATCACGGTTGCTCGCCGCAGCCACACAAGCCGACTCAGCCACAGAAGACCTTCGCGATGCGGTCCGCGAAGCAAAGGATGCTGGCGGATCTGTACGCGAGATTGCCGCGCTGATTAACCGATCCACCAACACGGTGCAGCGTTGGCTTAGAGGCTAAGCACGGAACCAGTCAAGGACTGGATTCAGGTCGTACGTCCCATGGGCTTCCAGGTGGGCGATGCCTTGGAAGGTCCGCACGATGGCCCACACGATGTCGATCAACCCGTCAAAGGGGTTGACGAACAGGTCCATGATTCGGGCCACTATCGAGGAAGCCCCACCGGTCCAGGAGGATTGGGTGATGATCTTCGCGATAGCGGTCATGTTCTGGCCAGCCTCATCCAACCGGTTCTCGGCGTACCAGTCGCGCGTGCGGGCATGCTCTTGCCACTTCCCCGCCAGCTCGGGGTATTTCAGGAAGTCAAAGTGCCAGTCCATGATCCCCTGAGTGTTCGGCTGCGGAGGATCGGAAACCCAAGGGGCGCACTGGTTGATCAGCCGGTAGGGGTTGCCGAAAGCTATGCCCTTGCGGAAGTCCTTGAGCCGATAATGCAACCTGCCGTTGACGGGTAGGACGTGCTTTTCCATGACCTCGCAGCCGACCATGGCGCCCTGGCTGAAGATCGCCAGATTCCACGGCGTTCCTTCAGGGAATGGTGTGCCGTCATCAAACAGCTTAGTATCCAAACGGTTCACGAGTTCGTCCACACCGGACTGGTTGTTGAACGGCAGCCGTACGTTGTCGTAGCCGGTGGGCCGCCACACCGCCCGCCCTTCACGCTCCAAAGTAGAGGCCACGAAAGCGCAAGGCCCGACAAACATGTCGGACAGATGTCCCTCGACCGTGAAGAACAGCGGCGTCAAACCCAGCTTCACCAGATCCGCTTGAGAAACCTCGCCCGTCTGGGGTTGGTTTGTGCGGCGCTGGTATTCCTTCTGGACCGCCTGGTCGTCGTACCCGAAATACGAATCAACCTTCAGCGGTCCCCCGTCAGCGGCTTTCGCGTAGGAGGCGTAGCGGGCCAACATGACCCGCTGCCACCTCGCTACTACCTCCCCATGGGAACCGAGGGTGAGGATCACTCAGTCACGCTCTTGATGACCTCGGCAGCCAGCGGGCCGAGGGAAACCTGCGGGCCGACGACATTGCCTACGGTGGCCTGAATCTTGGTGATGCTGTCCACGGCAACCTGGGTGGCGGCGGCAAGCTGGTCCTGCGCCGCCTGCGCGGTGGAGTTCAGCTGAGCCTGGATGTCCTGCAGGCTTGTGACGGCCTTGTCCGCTGCGGCACCGGGGGCTCCCTTGATCTGCTTGCCCAAGACCACACCGGCAGTGCCGAGACCCGCAGCACCCAGAACGCCACCGATGGCAACAACGGCGTTGATCCACGCATTGCCCTGGGTGTCACTGACGACACCGGAGGTCACCAGAATCGGCACGAGCGCTGTCACCAGTGCGCCGATGAGGTAGTACCACTTGCGAATCTGGGCGGTCATGATTGTCCCTTCTGAGAGATGAACTCCTGCAGGACTGCAGGGTTAGTGGCTTCAATGTCAGCGAGCACGGCTTTGGCGTGTGCGATGGTGGCGGCGTCACGGAACTTCCCTTGCCCCGCCGCGGTGCGGGCGATACGGGATAGTGCGTCTGCATCCCCGGTGCGCGCCCAGTCCTCGACGAGCTTGCGGTGCTCCGCGGCGTCGATGGCCTGCACCATGCGAACAATCGGGATCAACGGCTCACCTGGGGTGGCGTAGATGGATAGGGATTCGACCTGAAGGTCTGACATCAGTAGCTCCTCAATCGGGTCCAGCGGTTCACTAGTGGCGAGTAGTTGCAGCAGCGCGTCGCCCTGCAGTAGGGCGCGGTTGTATCGGTCGCGGCGGTCGGCCAGGCCGTTGGTGCCGCCGTTGATTCGGCGGGTGACGGTCTCCAAGTCCTGCCGATCCGACAGGGCGTTGATGTCCGGGCGGGCGACCGTCCAGTACCAAGCCGCACCTATACCGGCCCACCGCAGTTCGGCCAGTCGTTTCGGGTTATCAACGAATTCCGTTGGCGACAGAACGAGTCCTTTACCCGAACACCACCGCGAGAACGCTGCGTAGTTGTTGCGGCCGGTGATCTGAATCCAGCTGCGGCCCTTGAACCGCACCCCATCCCCCGGCTGGGTGTTGCCCAGATCTGCACGACCTTCATAGGCGGCACCGGAGGCGTACTCTTCGGTGGCATTGAAGCCGGCTGACTCGTGGCCGACCTGCGCCAGCCACATGGCGATGCGGTTGACGTTCGTGCACTGGCTAGCCTTGAGTCCGTCCGACACGGCGGGCAGGATCTCTGCGGCACGCGCCTCGGACAGGCCGGTAGCGGCGGCGAGGATGGGGGCGCCACCATTCGGCTTGTTACTCCGCCGGAACGTGGAGAATCCGTCGGCGCGGATCTTGCGGGCGATGAAGTCCGCGGTGTGTGGATTCTGGTAGGTGTTGTATCCGACCTGAAAGTGCATGGCATCTTTCGGGGATTGCCAGTCCTGCCCCCAGAAGACGGTCTGCTCGTAGAAGTCGAGCAGTTCCCGCACCGTTGCCGTCTCTTTCGATGAGAACCCGGCGTAGCTCACCTGGAATGGGTGATCGTTCCAGTTGAAGTCACATGCCGTACCGCTCAGGTGGTTGGATGTCGGCACCGAGTTGGTGGGTGTCCAGCACGCAGAGTCTGGATCACGTAGCGGTTCAACGTAGGCGTTGAAGTCCGCTGCGAATGCCCGCAGAATCGCCAACGGCTGCCCGTTCTGAATCTGCAGACTAACCGACGTACCCGGCACGGTGACCCATGTGCACTCATCGGAATTGACCATTGGCCAACCGTTCTCAGAGAACGAATTCCCGTAGACCACGCGCGGCATCAGTACGACCACCAGATCGCGGCCAGCCACTCATTGATCTTGCGGCGCAACCAATTCACTAGATGCCTCCAATCCGGGGATCAAGGCCCGGTCTACCCGCCGACACCCAGCGGGAGCGCCGGAACCACACTCCGAACCCGAACCCCGCCAACCCGATAACGGCGTAGAAGGCGGGGTAACGCAGCAGTTGAGAGAACATCATGCAGCTAACGGCGAGAGAGTCAGGGTGTCGGTGTTGATGCGGATGATGTCGCCGCTGGCACCGGACTTGGTGGCGGCGGCCTGCGATGACCACAAGAAGTTCCCGGCCGTGGGGTGATCCCAGAACGACACCCCGGCAATCGTTTCCGTGGCACCGAGGGTGTGTTCAGGGGTGTTGGATTGGGTGATAGACCCGGCCGCAGCAGCGTTGAACGCACACGGGTAGCGGGTGGCCACCGAGGATGCGTTGGCTGTTCCGTTCGCGCCGGGATCGCCGGTGTGCATCTTGGCGTACACGGTTGCCGGTGGTGTGTAGGCCACGTTGCGGCAGATGTGATCGAGAATCTTGTTCGCCAGGTAGGCCGAAATTCCCCATGCCATAGTGGATTTCCCTTTCTATTGATACGACCGGATATGTGCTATGCCCGTTCCGCCGAGGCGTCCGGGGTTGGCGATGCCGAATACGCCGCCCGAGCCGGGGCCGCCGCCACCTCCGGGTGAGTTGCCGTTGGTGTTGGTGCCTGCCTGCGCGCCGCCGGTGTAGGTCTGGCCGTTGAGGGTGGTGTTGCCCGCAGCCTCGCCGGGCTGGTTGAGTCCGTTGCCGGCGTAGGCGCCTTTACCGCCGGCGCCACCGGCACACGTGGTGGTGATTCCGTTGATCAGGAATGTGGTGTCACCGCCGGCGCCGCCGTCTTTCTCCTTGGCTCCCGCGGCTCCGGGCGCGCCCACCATGCCGGTCAGGGTCAATGCGGAGCCGGGGATCTCGCTGTTGCGGGCCACGGTGCGCGCGTTCCATGCGCCTTTACGGCCGCCCTGTCCGGTGCTGCCCAGGCCGCCGTCACCGCCGCCCCCGCCGCCTCCGGCACCGCACCCGACGGCGTCCATGAAGTCGCAGTTGCGCACGATGTTGTGAGTGAACGCCCCGGCCGTGGTGTAGCTGGCCAGGACAGGCAAACCGCCCGGCGGATAGCCGAGGGTGCAGGCGCGTGCCATGGTCACCGTGAGTGCGGCGTCGATCTTGGCGACGCGTTCGATCACCAGCGCCGAGGACATCGAGACGGTGCGTGTCAGGTCGACGGGCAGCAGCTTGTCGAAACCGATCGAGCGGGGCGCCGTCAGGTTGCACGTCAGATCGATTGCGGCCACGCGTTGCAAACCGATGGTGCCGGTCATCTCCAGCGCGTTGGCTAGGTCGATGCCGATCACCTTGGCCAGGAACAGCGCCCGTTCCATGGTGACGGCCAGCGCGAGGTCTTGTTGGAATGTGGCCTGTAGCGCCAGGTTGCGAGTGATCAGGATCGAGCGTTGCGCGGCCAGCTGGTACACCACCTGCAATGCGAGGTTGCGATCGAGGTGTACCGACAAGACCACGCCCATGGCTTGCATGGCAGTGAGCTCGACCTCGCCGACGCACATGATCGCCAGCGACGCGTCGATACCGATGATGGCGTGCCACCGGCCGCCCGGTGTGCGTGCCGGGGCGACCGGGTTCGTCGACCACGCTCCACCCGACCGCGGGGCGGGAACGGTCGGGTTGGGGGCCCAGGGCATTAGGGCCCGGAGAACCCGATGCTGGACACCACGGCGCCCTCGCTGTCGGTGCCGGTGATCTGAATCCAAGACGGGTTGAGCTTGCCGTCGGGGTCCAGGCCACCGCGCTCGGCGGTGAAGGTAATACCAGGCAGTTCGGACATGGTGAACGTGGTGGCCATCGCTGACCCCTTTCTCGAGTGGTTATGCGACTCGGCGGCCATCGAAGGTCGCGACGCCGGATAGGGCTGTGATGCTGCGTGAGACAACGGTTTCCGAGCCGGTTGAGCCGTTGGAGCGGATGTCGTAGTCGACCGCGATAAACCCTGGCTGCACGACATCTCCCGTCACGAGCGGAAGCTCAAACGGGCAGCCCGATGGGATGGCGCCGGTGATGCGGGTGCCGTTCTTGTACACCACCCAATAGGGCACGGACGTGCCTTTGGCGGTGACCGATCGGTAGGTGGTGCTGATCCGGTACAGGCCGGTGGTGGCGATCTCGATGCGGGCCGTGCCCAAGTCGTCGAGAGTGACGTCGGTGGTGTAGTCGTTGAATGTGAAGAACCCGGAAGGGAATGCGCCGGACGAGTAGGGGCCATAGGTGACGTCGGCGGTGCTGTCGCGTCTGATGCTCCACGAATTTGACATCGAGAATCCCGCTCCCGCAGAGGTGTAGTCGGACATCGCGAACGCCGCGACCCGGTAGGAGTCGTAGGTGAAAAACGGGCTGGCCCGCTGAACGCTGAACATCGAATACCGGTACGCCGCACCGATGCTGATGGTGTTTCCTGTGTCGGTGGCTGACAGGATCTGGCGTCCGTTAACGCGCACGAAGTAGTTACTTCCCGAGCAGCGGATCTCGATACGCGCGCCCTGCTTAACCGCCGACAGGCCCGTTTGCAGGGTCAGCGGCGTGCTGAACGACCAGCTAGAACCCGAGCGGGTGAACTTGCCGATACGGATCTCGCCCTCTTTGGCCAGGCAGTAGGCGCCCGTGGTGCGATCGGCGTTGCAGCGAATGAACACCCCGGAGTAGTAGTTTCCGTTTTGGGTGTTGCCGAGCACGAATGAGGCGGACTGCCCGTCCGTGGCATAGGTGTAGTTGGGGCTGGCGAAGTAGTACCCGTCAGGGTTGCCGTTCTTGACACCCGCATACCCCGAGTCGCCCCGAATGGTGATATCGCCGGGCGTGGGGCCGGTGGTCCAATCGGTCGAATTCAGTGCGGCACCGTCGGCCCCGGAGAACACGAAACTGTAGCTATTGCCGTCGCCGGTGTTCTGCTCGGTCTCCTGCTCTTGCAGGGTGGTCTGTGCGGCGATGGCGCTTTTGAGCGCATCCTGCGACAAGCCCAGTAGCGCCAGTAGCGAGTCCTTGGCCTGATTGATGCGGTCCCCGATAGCGCCCGTGGTGCCGGTGCCCACGCCGTCGGCGCCGTCCTTGACCCCAGACAGAATGTTGCCGAGGTTATCGACAAGATCATCGACCCGGCTCATGTCGAACGTGCCGGTAACGTCGGCCGTCGTCAGATTTCCGCCGCTGGTCAACTTCTGAGTCTTGTTCTGGTTCAGCCCAAACCAGTCCTTGACCCCCTGCACCAGGGAGTTGATCGGGGTCACGATGTTGCCGTTGAGAATGTCGAGAATCTGGTTGATGACCGTTTGCATGATGGCCAGGCCCGAGACCTGCGCCTGTTGGATCAAGCCGACGATCTCCGAGGCGGTGATCTTGCCGTCAGCGGTAATCGCCTGCAGGCGGTCCTCGATGTTGGCTGCCTCGGAATTCACAACACCGCCGATGGCATCGACCATCTCACGCAGATCCTTGACCAGCCCGAGGTCCAGCAGGTTCGACGCCCACGCCGAAGCGTTCGAGAAACGGAAGGTTCCGGCCGTGGCTCCGGCATCGAGGATGAGCAGCTGCGATACGTATTTCACACCGGCGGGCACGGGCCATTTATCGGCGACCGGAATCCATTGCCAACCATGATCACCAGAAGGTTGCAGCGAACCGCGAATGACATCGGCCAGCGGGTTGCCGTCCGCGTCGAATGGTGTGAACCCGACCTTGACGGGGTTTGAGCCGGCGGTCGCGCTCGCACCGGTCCACTGCGAAGCGGCGCGCAACTCCAACGTTTGACCCGGGAACACCTCGAACGGCTCTGTGCGCAACACCTGCTGCGTGCCGTTGGCGGTCGCCCGGATCGAGCCGCCCGAGATGAAACCGGGCGTCACCGAATCCCAGTCGAAGTACGGATTATCGGTGACGCTCTCAGCGGTCAGGAACTCACCCGCACCGTAGATCAGATCCTGGATGATGTTGGCAATGCGGGATATTGACAGCACACCTGGGAATGAATTCCCGTTGAGGAAGTCCTTGACGATCTGGATGATGTCGCCGAGGATCGGGATATCGTCAGTCCAGCCGGTGAGCAGGTTCCATAGATCCTCGAGCGCCTGTTCCGGGTCAACGTCCAAGCCTAGGAGCTTCTGAATGAGTTCCTTGACAAGGTTTTCGGCGAACTCCCCAAGGGCGTCGATGATCGCCTTCCACATGTCCAGCCCTTGCTGGAAAGCGGTGCCGATATGGAACTCGAGCCCCTGGTTAGGGTCGTTGAACGGCAGCGGGATTCGGTCGAAAGACCGTGGCACTAGGAGCCGTCCTCAGGCTTCAACGGAGAGACGGGGACGATCAGGATTGAGAGCTGCGCACCCGCTTTGTTGAAGGAGTAGAAGCCTGCCATGCCCTCGTTGACGAGGTTCACGTACAGCGTTGAAGTTGTACCGGTGCTGTATGCCGGGATCATGCCGATCCCGTTGTCGGGGGTGATAGCGGTGTTCGGGGAGCCCGTGGATGAGGCGTGCGGGAACAGGGCGGACCAGGAGGACATGTTGCCGGCGCCCTTGGCGATCAGCTGGCCGCTTGTGGCATTCCCTATGCGGACCTCGGAGCCGATGATGAATGGGTCGGCGTCGAGTTCGATGCCGTTGGCCTTGAAATGCCCGTGCACTACGGGTACGTAGTCGAACGGCATCGGCGGGATGATGAATGAGCCGATCGTCTGTCGCGTGGCTAGACCCGTGAAGTCGGTGAACGCAGACTCGGGGACGGTGTAGAACCTTGTCGCCAAGGGGTTGAAGTCGGCTGGCGCGTAGTCGACACCGTTCCAGGCAATGACCTGTCCCGCGGCGGGCGCGACCGAGTCGTCATAGTCGGTTGCGTCTCGGATGGTGGCGTTATCGCCCTGCGGACCCCGCGGTGCTTTGAGCTTCAGGAGCCATGTCGGGTTGGCGGAGGTACCCGAAACGATGATCTCCGAGGTCAAACTGGGGTTGTCCGGGTCCAGCAGTTGGACCGTGGGAGTGATGTTCGGCAGCGGTCCCGGGGGGCCTTGTGTGCCCATCTGCTTCTGGACGTAGTGTTCGCCGTCCCACAGGTAGACGATGTTGCCTACCCACCAGGCTTTTCCGATATCGATCGGATCGTCGGTGAGGTTTTGGGGAAGATCGGCGGGGTCGTCGATGCTGGACTGGTACTGCATCTTGACGATGGGGGCATTCTCACCAGCGGGACCAGGAGGCCCTACGAGGGCGTCCATGGTGACTGCGCCGTCTTGGTCGGCGAGCTCGAATGTGCCTGTGACGCCGCCAGGTACGTCCATATCGGAGACGACACCCCAGAAGTGCAGGCGCGCAAGGATCGACCCAAGGTAGGGGGTATCGCCCGGTTCAGCCATTCTCGATTCCCTTCACGAAGTCATCCCCGATGGGTCGCTCATCCTTGATGGCGATGTTCGGAGTCACCCGCCATGCCGGTTCGGCCATTTCGGGTAGGTCGTCATCTGCGTCTTGGTTGCCGTTGAGTCGCTGTATCGCTTTGCGTTTCAGCCACTCCGGTAGGGCGTTGATCTGTGCGAACGTCATGTTCTCGACGCCCTCTAAGGGGTCGTCGGGTGCGTCGATAGGAACCCATTCGATTGCGCCTTCGACTACCCCGGGCGCTTCAACGGCCCGCGGTTTGATGAGGGGTTGCGCCGAGCGCCGCCACCCGCACCTGATCATGTGGTAACCCACAAGCCACACGAAATGTGCCGAGTCCATGCGGTTTCCGTCTTTGTCCTGCGGGTAGTGGCAGTCGGTCAGAAAGTCCTGATAGGCGCTTTCCATCTCTGCTTTTTGCGCGTCCTGGGCCTTCTGCTTCTCCGCATAGGCTTGTAGGGCACGCGGAACGTACTTATCTGCAGCCAATTTCGTTCCTTTGCTCAGAACATTGAGTCGGAACCGAAGAAGGTTCCGGCGAGGTTCCAGAAGCCCGCGAGTGTGCGCATCGACTTGGCTACTGGGTCTTCTTCGTCCAAGTCCTGGCCGAGCGATAGTTCAACCAGTAGTGGCGAGTCAGCGTCGTATGAGCGGCGGATCGCCGACACTTGGTCGACGTGCAGGACGCTTCCCAACTGGAACGCGACCCTGTCACCGAGCGTGAAATGCTCATCGGCTATCCAAGGCATGCCGTTGCGGATACTTGTCTTGAAGCTGACGAACGCCCTTGTCTTCCAATGCCCGTTGCGCAGATCCAGGATTCCCGCTGACGTGTAGGCGGTCCCTTGGCCTTGCTCGAAATGCTCCAGAAACCCCAGGTCGCCCATGAGCAGGACGCGGCGCGGATCGGTGAATCGTTGCCATGCGAACAGCGTGTTATCCAGCTGCCCTTGGTATAGCTCCTCCAAACCGGGGGTTCCGGGCTGCTGGTAGGCGCCGATCACATAGCTGACGACCGCGGACAGCTGGGAAAGTCCGTACTTGATGCCGAATGTTTGGAGTTGATTCAGCCATGCCGGTGACCGGGAACCTGTCATCACGGTCTTTGCTGTCGATCCCTTCATGGACCGTTTCGCGTCGATGATCCCGGTGTATTCCCCTTCGCGGAAAACTACCTTGGGCTTAGCGGGGGCGAACCCCAGCCATTTCCTGATCAGTGGATCGGTTTTGCCGTCGCCGTCTTCGTCGTACATGTCGGGCGGGACGATGGCGTTGGTGATCAAATCGTCTGCGGTCTCGGCGATTAGACGCAGTGGGCCGTCGATCAAGGTCCCCGTGGGTCCGGTAACCCCGGACTTGTCTTCGAATGCGAAGACCACGCAGTTGCGGGTGGGGCGTGCCAGCGCATCCCCGAGTGCCCCCAGTTCTGGGTGCGGCGAGGTATCATCTTCGGTCAGCCAGGTGTAGGCGCGCAGCATGCAGCCTGCGTCCTGCATCGGTGCAGCCAAAACGGTGTGCAGGTCTTGCCACCGGGACGACAGGATCGTGGTACGGGACTGATCGAACAGTGGGTTGACGAATTGGACCTGGATAGGCCACGCCAACGGGTTCAGGCCGCCGATGACGTCCCGAACCCCCAGCCAGGCGCCAGGGTTGAAGATGTTCGTGGGGATACTCAGTAGCGGGAAGAACTGCCGAGCGAGGTTCAGGAACATGATGATGGAGCCGGCGGTGCGCATGTTCCAGGGAAGGAAGAACATCTTCGGAAATTGGATTTCCGGCGGGAGTAGAGGATTGGCGCCACCGAGGATGTGTTTGGCGTGTTCCCGGTTGTGCACCATTTCGAGTTCGACGGTGTGTAGGCCGTCTTTGTCGCGGACGGCGTTGACGTTCACGATCTTTCCGCCCCAACGGTTCTGCCAGGAACGGTTGGTGGGGTTTGGATCTAGCGTGAATTGGATATCTTCTTCAGCGCGGCGGTCGTAGAGCAGGAATTTGGACAGCCAGTTGGAGTGCTTGATGACGACGGTGGCGGTACCGGAGTCCGCCATGACTTCCTCGACAACGACTGACTTTTCGCCAGCCAAGTCGGCGATGTAGCGATGGTGCTTGTCCCAGATCCGAAGCAGGGGGCGCTGTTTGTAGGCGTCCTTCATTGCCTGCCGGCGCGCGTTGAGGTAGCGGTATGCCACCATCGGGTCGCCGAGGTCTGGGGTGGTCTGCGTCTCGCGGAGCAGCCGGTCCAGGATTCCTTGCAGGCTTGTGAAGTCGGTCAGATCAATCGACCAATCACCTGACACTGCTACGCGAAGCCCTTTGAATAGCGTTGGGGAACAAACATGGTGACCCGCCCATCAGCGTTGGAGTGGCGCACCTTCACTGCCGCGAGCGTGCGGGGCGGTATCTTTGATGCTTCGGTGAATCGGTCTTCCATACGCCTCCACACCGGCAAGGTGATGGAAAGCAGGTCATGCAGGAGGACGTCGAGGAGTTGCGAGTTCCGTAGAATCCGCATGAATAGCGGGTCAACTGGATCGGTTGTTGCGGTGAGTGTTTGGGCGTTCGGATCGGTGTCGACCATGATGTATCCGTCTTTGGGGCTCAGGAGTGGGAGTTCAACCCACCGGTCCCCTTCCTGGATCCAGCACTTGCCAGGTGAGGACACGAGGAATTTCGGATAGACAGCGATATCCCCCCGGTTAGGGACCCGAATGGCCCCTTCGCCCACATCCAGCCCGGGGATGAATTCGTTGAGCAGGTCCTCGATCTTGTCCCACAGGGTGGAGGTGTCGATATCGTTCTGCCACGTCTTGAACTCGGTTCGCTTGGCGAAGTAGGGCTGTGTGGCAACGATGCTCATGTTCCATGTCATGAAGTTGTTGCCAAATGCCACGGGATCGAGTTCCCATGCGTCTTTGGGCTCTTCGGCTAGGCGGACTCGAAGCCACCGCCATCCATGGGTGCGGGTGAAGACTCCCAGGTATCCGTCTTCGGTGGCCGACCATGAACCCCACCAGCGCTCTTCGATCATCCGATACCGGAATGGGGTGTCGATGAGCTTGCCGTTGTTATCCCAGGGGGCAATGTCCGGATTCACATGGACAGCCAGGGAGATCATGCGTTTTTTCCAGTCGGTGCGTTCTGGTTCGGCGCCGATCTGGTAAGGCCCTTCGGACATTAGGGTTTCGAATGGTGTGTGGAAGAGCCCCACCGCTGTCGGCGCCATTACGACGCCCTCTTTGCCGTGATGAGATCCCAGCAGATTCCAGGTGAATCGCTTCTTGTGAATCGGGTGGACCACGCCGACGTAGACGATCTTCGTCTCCACACCCTGCAGGTGTGGTGGCAGATTGTTAAAGTCCTCGCCGGTTTCGGGACCGTGGATCCACGGGTTAGAAAGTGCCATCAGCGTGGTCCTGGCATTGTGCCCGTGCTATTGCTCCGGCGGTACTGTTGCAGTTGGGCTGCATTGTTTTTGGCAATAGCGGCATCCGTGTTAGTTGCGTTGACCGTGACTGATTGATCAACCGTCGGCGCGTTTCCGCTCGGGTTCGGGCCTGGGCTGCCTTGAGAGAAGGCCGCTCCCATGTCGCCGTATCCGGTTCCGGGGAGTTGTGCGCCGGGATTGACGGGGTTGATATCGCCTGGGGCGCCCTGAAGCTGCTTAGCCTCCATGCTGCCGAACGGCGCTGGGATGACGGTCTTTATCGCGTCGACAATCCCGCCACCAGATCCAGACATGGCAGATCCGGCGATGTTCGCGAACAGCGCTCCACCCTCGCCGAGGAGGGGTGAGCCGTCGGAGTTGTTGCGCAGGCCGCCAAAGAACTTCAGGAGCGTGGAGCCGGCCTGGACTAATCCCCACTGGGTTGGGTCAGAGAATCCGGGGGGCAAAAGAGATTCCTTGAGCCCGCCGATTCCGATGTCAGCGAGGCCGCCGAAGTCCGGCAAGATCTCGGAGATTCCCTCCATGATCTTGGCGTACGGGTTGTTGCCGCCGCCGAAACCGCCGGAACCCTTCGAATCCAGTGCGCCGCGATCGTCCTTCGCCTGCTGTAGATCCCGTTTGAGCTTGTCAACCTGGTCGCGTTTGCGCTCCTTGGTCGTCTCTTTTGTCTTGGGGTTGGATTCGAGGTCTGCGAGCTCTTTCTCGGTGACGTCTAGACGGTTGGACAGGTCAGTGATGCGGTCATCAGCCTCACGGATCTGCTTGGGCGATGCTCCACCACCAGATGAGCCGGAGGTGTTACCTAGCGCCTGGGCCGCAACTGATCCGCCGGAAGGTAGCGAAATGCTGCTTGTGGGTAGTCCTACTGCCGCGGCATTTGAACCACGCCCGGAGCCCAACATCACATGCACGTGGTCCATGTGGTTTTGAGTCGGGCTGCCGCGATCGGGCATCTGCTTGCCTGACGAGAACGAGCCACCGTATCCGTAACTCTGCTGTCGCCAGATGAATCCGTTGAGATCCAGGGCGCTGGCGTTCTTCGCCAACATCGCCGCAATGGTGTTGCCAAGTGCCATACCTTGCGGCGAGTTGTAGTCCGGGATCATGATGTCGATGGCGTTGCCGGAGGAGTGCTCGCCATATCCGTCTTCCGCACGCCGGCCATAAATGTTCTTGATCTGCGGCCACATCTTCATGACCATCGACCGCAGGTAGTCCGCGCCCGGGTTCAATCCCTCGGCGTACCCCGGGGCGCGCATCATGTCGTGCAGGTACGCGGCAGATGGCACCCAACCTGAGTTGAGGGCTGCGACGATGCCCGCACCGCCGTTCTTCATTCCCTTGGCAGTGACAACACCCTCGCCGTTGGACAGCCACGCCAGGATTGAGTCGCTTGTGCCCGTGCCGGCGCCGCGGACCATGCCACCTGCAGCGAAGCCTTGTAGGGATTTACCCCACGAGTTGAGTTTGTCTGCGCCCGGAATCTGGAACCCGAACACCTCGGAAGGAATGGCGGCGAGGAATGTGCCCAAAACCTTCAAGGGTGCCTTGATGACCGCCGCGAGACCCGAAAATGCCGAGGTGACAGCGTCTTTGATCGCGCTTGAAGCGCCAGAGATGCCGGACTTGAGCGCGTCCCACCCCTCGGAGAACTTATCCAGGATTGGTGACACGAATCTCCAGGCCGCACTGATAGCGGTCTTGATGCCTTCCCATGCCGGGGAAATCGCGTTATTCCACAGCCACAGGGCGCCCTGACCCAGCAGGTCCATTGCGCGCTTCCAGTTCGCGAACAGATCGGAGGCGACCTCCCACGCGAGGCCGATAACTTCCTTGATTCCGTTCCAAGCTGGCTTAATGGCGTTGTTCCACAGCCACATCGCCCCTGTGCCGATGGCGGTGAACGCGGTTTTCAGTGCCGGGAATACGGTGGTGGATAGCCAGCCCCACACCGCCCCGATAACGTTCTTGATGGCGGTCCACGTGGCCTGGACGATGTTTCTGAATGTCTCGTTGCGCTTGTACAGCACCACAATTCCGGCGACCAAACCGGCGATTGCGGCGATTATCAGGCCGATCGGGTTGGCTGTGAGTGCAATATTCAACAGTGCTTGCACGGCAGCCCACGCCTTAGTGGCGACAGTGATGGCGAGCATCACCGTCTTGTAGGCGGCCAAACCGGCCACTAGTGGGATGAGGAAATCTTTGAACCGGACGATCAGGTTGACCGCATCGGATAGTCCGCTCACCAACGACGGACCGACCGCAGACAGGACGTTTCCGAAGGCGGTTCCGATGGTCGACAGAGCTGAACCGATATTCCCCGCGGCTTGGCTCACGGCAGGGTTCTCGAAAGCGTCCTGCATCTTGTTCGTGAATCCGGTCAGTCCATCGCCGATGCTTGACAGGGGGCCTTGGATCTTCTCGAACAACGTGATGGCGAGGGTTTCCGCAGCGTTCTTCAGCCGCTCAATTACGCCAGGTAGGCCCTGATTTTGGGCTGCCGCCAGCTTCGACGCTGAACCTTCCTGGTTCATGGCGTCGCGCATCTTGTCGAATCCTGCTGCGCCGTCCTTGGCCGCCACACCTGCCAGACGTGCGGCATCCGATCCGAACGCGAGGGCGGTGTTCATCGCATACATTTCGGGCGTCATGCGCTTGGATGCGGCCTGCAGCTGCCCGAACAGGGCTTCTATGCCAACGAAGTTGCCCTGCGCATCGAAAGCGCTCACGCCCAGTTCTTGCAGCGCCCCCGAGGCTTGATCACTCGGGGCGGAGAGCTTCAAAAGCGCCGACTTCAACAGGGTTCCAGCGTCGCTACCCTTAATTCCGTTGTTGGCCAACAGTGCGATACTTGCCGCGGTGTCCTCGAGGGACACCCCCGTCTGTCGGGCGACAGAACCGCCAGCCTGAAGAGCGAACGCGACATCGGTTATCTCTGCCGATGATGCATTGGCGGCATTGGACAGCACATCGGCAGCTTTAGAGGCGTAGTCGGCCTTCAATCCGAATGCCTGTAGCGCGTTGGCTTGGATCTCGGCAGCTTGTCCGGCGCTCACCTGTGCGGCGGCGGCTAGTTGCAGGGTGCCCTTGGCCGCGGTTATTGACTCATCCACCGAGAAACCGGCTTTGGCAAGCTCCGTCATGGCCTGCGCCGCATCAGCAGCCGAGGTATTCGACAACGTCATGTCGTTACCGAGGGCCTTGGCGGTGTCGCGGAACCGCTGCATCACGTCTGCCGAAGCACCTGTGACACCCGAGAGGGTGTTCATGGTCTTCTCGAAGTCCAAGCCCTTGGTGACAACCGCTGAAACACCGCTCGTGGCCAGGCTCGCAGCCTTAGTCATCGCATTAGCAGCCAGGTTCCCTACCGCGGTACCCGCAGCAACAATCCCGGTTGTGCGTAGCGCACTGGAGAATGAATCGCCAAACCTGCGCCCCGCAAGTCCGCCTTCACGTCCTGCGGCGTCAGATGAGCCAGAGAGGAGCTTGGATACCTGGTTACGTATCGGCTTGGACGACTTGTCGATCGCGGACTGCGCGTCGGAGGCACGCTTCTGCGCACGTGCTACCGCATCCAAGTCCTTGGCGAGTTCACTCGCCGCGGCCTGCTGCTTACGCATCGCCGACGCATGCGCTTCCGACAAAGCGGTGAGCTTCGAGCCCTTGGTTCCCGCCTCGCGAGCCTCATTCAGCTTCTCAAGGGCCACCTTGAGCTTGCCCGCGGCGTCAGCTTCTTTGTCGCGAGACTTAGCGACCGTTTCGGAGATCTTTTTAACTTGATCCGCAGCGGTTTTCGCCTCGTCGGCAAGGGCTTTAGCGTATGCGGAGCCGGTCCTCTTTCCCGCGCTGACTGCCTGCTTCTGGACGTTGTCAAAGAGCTTGCTGATGCCCCTGTTGACCCCATCGAACCTGACGGTGGCAGACACATATCCCGATGAAAGTTCAACAGCCATGTGTCACCTCCTAATTTCCGAACAGGTTTCGCAGTTTCTTCTCGCGCCGCTCTTCGCCTGAAAGGCCGAGTAGCTCTTTGACCTTCGAGAGGGGCGCGGCTTTGACTTTCAGGCCGGGGCGTGACTGCTGATCGCCCATATCAGGGCCGATTGGCACCGGACGGTTCCGGTTACGGTGTCCGTCCTTGGTTTTCGCCCACACCAGCCAGCGCAGCGCATTGGCGATAATCGCCAGAAGGCGGGTAGTCAGAGTCCAGCCCGCATACTTCGGGTTCCTGGACTTCCATAGCGCGCTTGTCTCTTCCGGGTGATTGACATACACCCACAGATCGCGCCAGTTGAATTCGTCAGACGGGCAGTCACGTAGGCGTAGCCCGTCTTTGATCAGGTCGTATTCTAGTGCGGTGCCATGCTTCTCGATGAGGTCGAGAAGCGCGACTATTCCCCCACGGTGACCTGTCCGGCCTCCTGCCAGGCGGTGAAAAGGTCTTCCACCTCAGTTAGGGGCAGCTCGTCGAACACAGCAAGATCGGCTTCCGAGACCGCGCCCCACTCAAAGATTTCCCACATACCCTCTTCGGGGTTCTTGCGGTTTCGCCGAATGACACCGGATGGAACGGACCCGAAGGGTTTGAGGTTGATCTTCTTTTCGACGCCTTCGATTTCCACGATGTGGACGTAGGGTGTTGCGTTTTTTGCAGCCATGAGCGCCCTTTCAAGGGGTTTGTGTGCAGCCGTAGCGCTTGGAGAGCGGCGGGGCCGCGCTCGGCTGCAGGGGAATTCGGCCCCGCCGCGTCTATTAGGAGCCCGCGATCCGCCCGTCGTCGGTGTACGTGGTCACGTATTCACCGGTGGACGACTCGAAGACCTTCAGTTCCACCTCGTATTCGATGGTGTCCTTGCTAGCCAAGGTCACATCACCAACAGAGATGACCTGCCCGTCTGCGACGCAGTTGCGGTACTTCGCGGACAGCTCCGAGTCGATGGTGTCGAACACCCACGTCTGGTGGGGCAGCTTCTTGCTGGTCTTGCGGACCTTCACCTGGGTGCCGTGAGTACCGTCAGCGGGGGTGACGGTGACGTTTGAAGCACCGTAGATCGCCTTGAGGACATCGGCATTCAGCGATTCCAGGAGGACGAATTTGAACGAGTGGTTGTACTCGGTCTGCAGCACCTTGACGATGCGGCCACCCATGTCTTTCTTCTCATCGGTGGACCGCTCCGATGTTTCAGTGATACCGTCCTCGCCGACATACCCAAGACCGACGAACGCGGCATCGAGCACTCCGTCGACACTGGTTGGGAGGGTAGTTCCGAGCGGGGCGACGAACGCGGCCCCAGCGGCGGACGGCTCTGCGGCGAAAACGTTGCCGACTTCTTCAGCCATGATGTGCCCCTTTCAGAAGCAGATCGGTGCAGCCGAGCCTTTGAAAGGGTGTATTTAGTTGTAAATTCAGGGATTTGAACGCATTAATACATCGACGGTCATCACGAACCGTCGCGTTTCGCTTTCGATGTCATCGCGGCGGGCAGGTTCCCCTGCGATGTCTACAGCGTGCACTCCGCGGCCTTTTCCGGGGAGTTTGAGGAGCCATTCACGCGTCTGCTCGATCAGGTTGTATGCGTCCAGTTCGTTGGCGCCCCATGAGTAGATGATCAGTCGGCGCCGTGCGAGTACGCGGGCTTTGGCTCCCGAATATCCGCTAGAGATTGGCGCTGAATCGATCGTGATCAGCTGCGCTGGGCGCGTTTTCGGAACATCCGTAGCGACCCGAACCGGCATGTTTTCGTCCAGCCAGTCCCTGACTACCTGTGCGTGGTAGGCGAACATCAGCCAGCCTCACCGAAGTTGTGTAGCAGTGCGTCGTGCTTGTGGTCGTACCGGATGGCTTCTGCCGTTGCGGCGATAGCGGTGGCCCGGTAGTCGCGCTTATCCAAAGGATCATCGCCTTCTACTGAGACGCGGAAACCGTCTTCCAGTCCCGCTTCTTGGTTGCAGGCGTCAGCGACCCGCTGCATCATGGGCACGCACACCTTCTCGACGATTTCCTTCGTCAATTCGCTCTGCGCCTTACGATTCAGCCTGAACTGGGCCACTATCCGGTCACCCTTTTCAGCTCGACGATGATTCCCGGCTTCCAGCCGTGGAATCCGCCTGTTTCGTCGCGTTCACCCACCACCTCGTAGGTTTTCCCGTTGATCCCGAATCGGGACATCAGATCAACGGTCATGGGGGGCATGGCTAGATCGACTTCTGCGATATCGCGTGAGGTGTGCCCGTCCGTGTCTTCGGTGCGGTGCGGGGCATACGAGTACGCCTTCAGGTCCACTGTGGGGCCGAAGACTCGGACATCGTTACCCAACTCGTCCTGCGTGACGCCCGTGTATGGGGTGTACGTGACCGGGATTCTGGCCAGTGATTCGAAGGTCACAGGCGGTGGATGATCACATTAGGGACGGGGTAGCGGTAGCTTCTCGCCTCCGCTAGTTCCTCGTCGGTGAACAAGGATGTGTCGGATACCCAGTCGGCAAGACGCTGCCGAAAGTCCACGCCCGCGGTGAGGTCGGTGGACTTCGATTCGGGTGAACCGGGTTCCACCGTGAGGTGACGCGCGACGATAGCCGCTACCGCATCTATTGCGGCCTGGGGCGGCTCATCTCGGGTGTATTCGACGACAAGGATCTCACCCGTGGCGACAGGGCACCCGTTGCGGGTGACATCTACGTAGTCGCCCTCGATGACACCTTCCAGCGTGTTCCCACAGAGGTCGGTGACCGTAACAGTGTCCCCAGACGGGGGGTCCGGTAGATGTACCCGGCCCTCCACCGTGAGTGCACGCACGGTCACCGCCCCTGCGGTCAGGGTTCGTCCGGCCTCCCGCTGAAACCTTCGAGACACCCTCTCCAGCAGGCCCTCGACACGGGCCTGCTGGGAGGCGGTGAGCTCGTTCTCGTCTTCCAGCCCTAGGGCGTGGGCGACGTCAGCGGGAGATGCCAGCACTAGCTGCCGGCCCGGTTGAAGACGAGTACGCCGGGGGCCTTGACGACCTTGCCGCCGTACACGTGAAGGCCACGAACCTCATCGGCGAACTTGTTGTGCGAACGGTATCCCTCAACCTTGTCGATCTGGGACACGAACGCCGCGGCACGCTGATGAAAGAACACGGCTTGCGGCGAGTCAGACTCGGGCAGGTTGTTCGAGGTCACCACACGGTAGCCGAGCAGCTTTCCAACAGTGGCGCTGCGCAGACCCGCCGTGTCGCCGGAAGTATCGAAGCTGGTCAGCTTCGAATCCGCCCCCAAGAGCAGGGCTTCGAACTCGGCATTCACAACCGCAACCCGCAGGCCGTCGTCGGGGACATTGGCCTTGTTCATCAGCTTGCGGGCATCCTTGACGACGTTGAACGCGCCATCACCAGTGGTGGGGTTGGACGACCACGGCATACCAGTAGCGTTGGCCACCAACATGTCCGCGATGAACTCATCGGCATCTGCTGCCAGCGAATCACCAGCTGCGTCGGTGTACAGCGGCAGCAGGCCATGGTTAGCCTGCGCGTCATCGATGTCATCGACATAGAAGTGGAAGTTCTTCTCCTGGTCAATGAGGATGTCGATGCCGGTGTCGGTGATGGCGTCTGCCGTGGTGGTGCGGCTATTAGCCTTGTAGTCCTTGACCGCGGGGGCGACCACGCCAGGTACGTGAATGGTGTTGCCCTTAGTGGCGTCACCTTCGTACTTGCGATCCAGGAGGGCGGCGAACACATTCTTGGCGATGTAGCGCTCAAGGATGAAGTCCGACCAGATTTCGGGAATGAAATTGTCAGCGGCCATGATTTATGGCTCCTTTCAGTCGATTCGCCCCATCAGCTCGTCAGCCTGTCCAGCCTTGTAGGCTTCGAGGCGTTGCTGACGGGTCATGTTTTTGAGTTCGTCACGGGTCAACTGCTTGGGACCGGTGACTTTCTTGTCTGAATTGACCTCGGCTGCCGGCGCTGCCGCCGGTGCGGACTTCGACTTGATCGCTTCTTCGAGTCGAGCATTGAAACGCGTCTTCCACCGTTCGGCAGATTCGCGCATCTCTTCTTCGGTGCCGCCCTTGATGTCCTCAGGGTCAACTCCGGTGGTTCTGGCGACCTCTGATCGCAACCGTTCGGTGCGTTCGGTGGTCAGTTCGGCTCGGATCTTGTCTATTTCGGCCCTTGGGTCGAACTCTTTCTTGTCTCCGCCGCTCTTCTCGATGAGCTCACGCCACTTGGTGGCGTCGTCGTAGTTTTCCTTCGCGCGCTTTTCCCAGCGTCGTTCCTCAACGCGGGTGGCACGAAGTCTGTCCAGCTCTTGCCGTTCCTCAGCGGTCAAACCATCGGTTTTGGCTTCGGATTTCGGCGCCTTGATGGCGTCTACAGCTCCTTCTGGTTCGCCCGGTTCCGTTACGGCTCCCGGCATGTCATTCGGGGTCACATCAGACATGTGAAATTCCTTTGCGTTTCGCATTGGTGGCGCCCGTACGGGCGAACCCCCTACTGGGGGAAGTCTTGCGGTGCAGGCGGCGCGACTTGTGGCGCCATCGCCGCTTCCTTGGCCCGATCCTTTTCGTCTTGCGCAATCTGGTCGGGTGAGTACTTGAGGATGTTCCGGGCGATGGAGCCCCATGACTCCCCTGCTGCTGCAGCTTGTGCTGCGGCGGAGTACTTTTCGGAGAGGGTCACGCGGGCTGGCGCCTCGAATGACACCTCGACGTTGCCTACATCCGCGACACCTTCGGTCTCCAGCGCCTTAACGATGACGGCCTCGAGGCCGAGTTTTACTACCGCAAGGCAAGCTTCACACTTGAAGATGAAAGCCTTCTCGGTGTTCATAGCGCCTTCAGCCGACTGATTCGCGCTGTCTGGCATCAGCATGGGAAGGGGCGTTTTCGTGGCCGCTGAGAGCTGCCTGATGTCTTCTTTCGACGCGGCCAGCATGGGGCTCGCATCGGTGGTGGCCGATTCCCAAATGTCAACACCCGGAGGTAGATCCCACAGCGCACCAGGGGCCGGTTCAAAGATGGCCGCATAGTCGATGGCGTTTCCTTTTTCATCGACCGCCGGTAGGGGCTCGTCGCCCTCCTTCTTTAGAGCGCGCTGACGGAACGCTTGCATCGCCATCGTCGACAAGCGCTGCAGAACGCCAGAGTTGATACGGTTAATGATGTCTATGTGGGTCTCGAAAACCCCCGCACCGCCCGGGTTTGTGTACACAACTACAGGTGGGGCGCCGTCAGTCTCGATAAGGTCGGTTTCAGGCTCCCAACCGCCAGAGATTCTGGTCATGAGGCGCTTGGAGTTGATGTTCTGCACGTAGCAGGGGCGTGAGAACTTCTGGCGCGCACCGTTCACCCAAACGAACGCGAAGTCTTTCTCTTCGTCTATGTCGCGCCAGTAGCGGATCGCGGCACGTACTCGCCAAGGCTGCAGTGGATCTACTGCGGCGTACATGGTTTCGGGCGAATCGGCGGTGATTATTGCCTGCCCGTCATTTCCCTGCCAGCAAGTCAGGTATGAATCGCGGAAGGTTAGTCCGTAGTCGAGCCACTGCCGCACAACGGCATCCATACGGTTATCGCGGTAGATGCGTTGCGCCTGCTTGGCGATTTCTGAGTCCGCGGACCCGTCTACCGTGATTCCGTTCGGAACGATGCGATCAGAAACAGAGTCGCGAATCAGCATGCCCCAGTTGGTACGAGACATCTTCTGAAATGCTTTCCAGGACGCCTTCGTGTTCTTCGACTGCTCCGGTAGCGGTGCATCGCCGGACACATACCGGTCCAAGAGGCGTACTCGCGACATGTTGTCATCGATACGCTTGGTCAAGATGGGGAGCCATTCTTCTGGTGTAGACGCCATGGGGCTCCCTTCTGTCATTTAGTAGATGCGCCTCGGCACATAAGATTTCGGTCTCGGCTTCGCTCCGGAGCGTCTGGCGTCGACACATGCCGTCCAGGACAGGACGGCGGACATGGCGGCGTCGAACTTGTCCTCGAGGCGCCCGTCTTGCTTCTGGAGGATCCACAGCGGCTCGCCGTGCTCATTTAGCAGCTTCAGCTCGTGCCTGCCGGCGTTTCCCATGTGCCGTATCAGCGTGTCTTGCCAGGCGTTTTCGCCGTAAGTGACAATCCCGGAATCGATAGCCTCGACATACGCCCTGACCGCGGCGGCCATAGGTGTCTTTCGCTGGGTGAACCACTCGACAACTTGATCAGGGAATCGTGATGCCCATGAAGCAACGGTTTCCGTCCAGTGCGGCGGGTCGCAGTACATGCGCCACACCTCATACCGGGACATCATGTCCGTGACTAGGTCCGTGACCTCGTCCTCTGGGATTTCCCAGTCCTCAGCGTTTTCGGGGCGCTCCCAGCAGCCTAGAAGCATCTGCCGTCCGGTCTCGATATCCGTGATGGTGAGTGCGGTGGCGTCACGGAATCTCGCGCCGTCGAACCCCGCAGTGACGAATGCGCCGTCCGGTATCGGACCCCACGGTTTGTCTTCATCCTCGAAGCGCAGGGATTCGACTTTGAGCATGTCGAATGCCTGGTAGCCAGATTTGCGCCACCGATTCAGCCACACGCGTTCCCAGTAGGCTTTGTCGATGCCCTTGCGGTCGTAGTCCTTTGCGATCCGCTCAAACTGGCCGACGCCCCACTCCCCTACGGGGCCGGTGGCGTCTGCGACGGCTGCTATCCGGTTCTCCACCGTGGATAGGTCGCGGTGTTCATCGCCAGCCCAGCGGCGGAAGAAGAACAGGCTCGGGTCGTCGACCTCACCCTTGTCGATAGCTTCCGCTTCGGCGAGAACATCCTCTTCGATGCTGTTCTGCCCCGGTTGGCCCGCGGTAGAGGTGTACAGCGTCCACGGATCCTCAAGGGGACGCTTCGGCATGTTCTGCAGCATCGTTTCGTGCGCGTCCCGCATCCGCTGCATGAACAATCGGTGCGGTTCATCGAAGTGCTGGAAGGTGGTTCGTGCACCATCTCGAGATCCGGGGGCGTTGGATACCGCGACGACAAAGCCGTCTTCGGTGCCGTTCCAGCCCTTTCGGATGATCTTCTCTTTAGTGATCACGAACAGTTCCGAGTCGGGCCCGTTTTCCAGCACGTACTTGAGGACGCCGTACGCGAGTTCTTCCACCTGCTCTTCGGTGACCGCCATCATCGGAATGACGGGCGACTCCACTGGCCGGCCGACCGGATTGCCGCTGGCGTCGAACCCGTCGCACCGGACCGGAGCCTCGGGGTGCAGCTCACAACCGGAGATCCAGGCGGCGAGCTCGGTTTTCGCCAGCCCCTTACGGACCTCAATCGCTCCGCGCTGAAACCTGCGCCGCCCCGCAAGCCGGTGCCCTTGCGGATAGATCTCGTAGAGGCGGTAGATGATGCCGCGCTTCTCGTCATCGAGTCGTGCCGGCTGCCCCGATAGGGATCCGGGACCGAACACCATCCGCTCTTCGATGAACTGGCAGACCTGCGGACCCAGTGTTGGGTAGGACAGGTCGAGCGGCGGAACAATTAGAACCGCCATGGCGGGACTATTGGACTAGCTTGAGCCGCGGATCGGAGTCGGGTTCTGGCATCGGAGCGGGGTTAGGGACGCCGCGGCGCTTCTGACCCTTTGCCTTCGAATCCTCCGACTGCTCGATCTGCCATTCCAGCCGGCGGCGGGCCATCGGGTTTGTGCCGTAGTCGACATCGGCCTTCTCGAGCCGAACCTGAATCTCAGCCCGCTCTTTCGCTGTCTCCGCCAACCAAAAGTCGTTGTACAACATCGCCACACGCAACAAACCGTTGATGTCCGACTCCGCATACTCGGGAGCCATCGGAGACGACCAAATATCAGCCCACCAACGCTTCGTCATCGAATGCCACGCGATCTCCGCAGGGAGCTCGGGCGCTTCAATGTCGTGATCGGCAGACAAAACAGCCCTGGTCGTCGTCTTATTGCGCCGAGCAACCAGACTCGGATCTTTCTTGGTGGGTCCAGGCATCATCAACCTCCCGTTTCGGGACTTGGACGCCCCGTTTCGGGGCCGGAAAAGCTGGGGAACCCGTACAGACCGAAAAGACGGCGTCTGGCCGATGTCCGGGCGTGGGTGGGTGGGGGGTGGTCCCCAGGGGGGTCATTGCCGGGCCGTGTTGGCTTCCTGTGCGGTTTTCCAGGCGTGGCAGGTGTGGCAGGTTGCTTGGCAGTTGATTGCGAAGTCTGTGCCGCCGAGGCTGACTGGTTTGATGTGGTCGACTTCGGTGGCTTGGGTGGTGCATCGTGGTCCGCGTATCTGGCATGTGTGGTTGTCGCGGTGTAGGACGTAGGCTCTGGTGCGTCTCCATGTGCTGGTTCCTGTGCGTCCTGCGGATGCGGTGCGTGGACTGGAGGACCAGCCGCTTACCTTGTGTTGGGGGCAGCGTGTATCACCGTGCACGAGCTCGGTGCAGTCCTTGTGGGAGCAGACCTTAGGGGCGCGGAGCATGGCCATCTCTGGACAACTGCAGTCGTGCTCGCTTCTGCTGCTGCTCCTCCACGGTGGAGGAGCTGACCGGCCCGTTGAAGTTGATGGTGTTGTCAACGTGTTGGCCTGTGCCGGGTTCTCCGTTGGGTATCCAGGCGTAGTCCCATTCACGGTAGGACGCGACGTTGGTTTCACCGTTGAAGATGTGCAGCACGTTGGTGGGGCTGGACAGGTAGTGCGTGCCTGATGGGTGTACGTATTCCTTGCCTCGTGAGCAGACTAGGACGGGCATTAGTGAATCCTCCTTAGGAGGTACCTAGATCAATCACGGCTTCACAACCCACGACTTCGAACGTTGCACGTACGGTGGTGCGCTCCGTAAGGGACGCGCCCGCATCGACATGAAAGGCAGCCGTATTCATCCCTTCGGGCATCAGCAGTACTCCAGCTCTGTTGCGGGGCCAGCCCATTGGGTGCGTGTGCCTGTGCGGTGGGCTTTGCGTGCGGCGTTACGTGGAGGGCGCTTGGAGATCAAGGTGTCTGCGTCTTCGTGGTCTACGAGGCTTGGCCATGTGTAGGCGATGTGGTGCTCTTGGTCTCTGGCCCATGTGGTGATGGCGTCATCGATAGGCATCTCAGGAAGGGATTGGAGGAGATCGGGTACCAGGTGGGTGCGGATGCAATACCCGACTGCGTGCAGTAGATGCTCGGACACCAGCCAGGGTGAATCAGTTTGGTCGGCTTGGGTTGTGGCGCGTTGTATGCCGCGCTGCCATAGACGCGGATAGTTGGTCCCCAGATACAGGGACACAATGTCACAAGGGGCCGCAGCGAGAGCTTTATCGAGCTGCGTGCGGAAGTCGTCTACAGGTTGGGCGTCATCCTCAAGCACAACAACCCACTCGGTGGGGCTAGTGGATAGCCACTCAAGTACATGGCGGTGGTTGCCGTTGCAGCCCTTGGATCCGTTGTCTAACGACAGGAACGCCGCACCTGTAGCTTCCATCAGGTTGTGTGCAGCAGATGCCCGCTTGTTGTGGGCGACTATGCCTATGCGGTAGTCAGTCACGACCGTCTAGATCGCTCCCAAGAATGGCAAGCGCGATATGTGCTGCACCAACAACGCCTTGTGGTGATGTGTCAGACGTAAGGTACGAGTTGGTGTACTTGATCCCACCATCCAAATCGGGATCGTGGCTCATGGTTCCGTAACCGATAAACCAGTCAGTGAGTACATGATCAGCACCGTCAATATCAGCGATGTGTGCCCGTAGCGCAGATTCGACCGCCGCGAGGGATTCAGCGCTCATTGCACCTCAGAGGGGTAGGCGTTCAACCGAAGACAAGCGCAGTGTGGTTGCGCTTGTGGCGGCGGCGAACCGGAACGGCTCGATGCGCTGATTGGTTTTGCGGTTGTAGACCACGTTCGTGAAGTCCACCCGATACGTCAGCTCAGGCAGCGGCCCGATGGCTTCGGTGTTGGCGAGCAGCTTCACGCCCGGTGTGGAATCGAGAGTCTTCAGCACGCCGTCTTCCTCGATGCGGCCAATGATCGGCTCCAAACGCACCGTGGTCGGGATATCGGAGATGGTGGCCAGCACTTCCTTCACCGACGGCGTGAAAGTGACAGTGCCGGAAATCATCTTCAGATCCGGCTCGCTACCCTCATCAGACCCGTCAGAGACGATGGCCTGATAGGTGTCGGCCACAGTGAAGTACACGAAGGCTGCCATTAACCGTTCTCCCTTCGCATCTCATCAGCGAGGTCTTCTAGACGCTTATGTTCATCAGCCATCGCTTTAGCGCGGTCACCGACAGGATCGAAAGGTGGAGTGCGCCACCCACAGGAGCAGGCACCACCCTTGCGGGTCTTCCCGCCTGGGAGCATCTGCTCAAACGTTCCAACGATGTGGGAGTTCACCCACTCCGCCAAGGTGTATTGGGTGCCGTCAGGGCCGGTGATGAGATGGTCGGCCATCCACTACTCCGTAGCGATCATGAGACGGCGGACGAACATAGTCACCGTTGCGACAACCACACCCTCGTCAGACACCGGGTGGATCGTGACATGTTCACCTGCGGGGCATAAGACCTCGACCCCGTTGATGCGCACACAGTTTGGCCACACGCCGTCCCCTGTGCCGCCCTTATCAACAATCTCCAGATCAACGCCTTGCGCCATTTAGCATCCTCCCGCGGTGAGTTCGCGGATACGTTCAGGTGTTGTTGCCTGCCGGTACAGCTGGTAGCGGGCCTTGTTGCGTTCGGTGGCGGCACGATCGGCGGCGGTCAGGTGATCACCACTGGCACCGGGCAGGTGGTACAGGTGATATCCCGGTCCGTCAATGAAGCGGGTTGGGCCGCAGCACACCTCAAACGCTCGGCACATCGCGTCATCGTCATACCAAGCGCCCTCGAATGACTCGTCGTACTGGCCGATGGCCTCGAGTGAATCCCGAGACACGACGTTGACGGCGCCGATCGACCGCCTTTCGCCCCGAACCTGGGTGGCCCGCGCCTCGTGTGGTGCGAGGGTGTAGTCGCGCACCCATGCGGAGTCCTTCTCGGTGATCGCCATGAACCGCGAGAATGGTACGACCAGGCCGGGAGCAGAAACGGCCTGGTCGCAAGCCCATAGGATCTGCTCTGCGTCCACCAATAGATCGGATTCGCTGTACACCAACACATCAGCGTCGGTGTATGACGCGCCCCGGTTGTATGCGGCGGAACGGTTGAATGACTCATATCCGCAGCGGCCATCATTCACCACAGTCACTGTCGCGCCCTGGGCGATGCGGAAGTCTCTCCAGTGCTCCAACACTCGAACAAGGTTGGCGGGTCGGTTGGAGTCCTTGCCGCGGTCCCTGAATGGGATGATTACGGCAATGTTCACGAAAGTTACTCGTCCCGACCAAAAGCCTGATCACGTGCGCGACGCAAGGTCCGGATCATATTGTTGATCACAGATCTGTCGATGTCGAAGTAGTAATCGAAAGGTTCAACATCACCGCTTCTATCGCCGTGATACTGCACATGGAGCTGCACTAGATCCCGCTCCCTACCCCAGCACAGCTGTATCTCTGATCCTTGAGGTAGGGAATTATCCCAGTCTCCAGTCCATCTTGGGTATTTCACTGTTACTTTTGGCATCTCGCCTTTTCCCTTCGGTATCACACCGTGTTTAACTCTGCGGCTATTCGCCCATACCCCATGCGCAGCTTCTCCCATGTCTCATGAGGGAGTTCCTGGGGTCCAAATGACAAGTGGGAGACCACAAACCCTCTATGGATGACTCGGGGCTGCATATTGGCTGCGCCTTCGTCACCGATCTTGAAACCGTGCGGCCAATCCCTACCGGCGATATGGGCAGGCGAAGGGGTGTCCAGTAGGTCCGCGATGCGTTTCAGGGTGGGGTGGTCGAGTCCGATGCAGTTGATCGACAACCAATCCGTCGTCGGGATGACCTGGTTGGGCTGGCCGGTCACATCCCGCCAGTGGGTGAGGAAGTGTGCGTGTGACATGTGGGCGTAGTCGCCGGACATGTGCACATCCAACAAAGGGATGTTCAGGTTTTCGAAGCCGCGCCAAATCAACGGCTCCAACCATGTTGAGGCGCCATTGTTCACCGTCAGCGCGGAGACAACACTGCCGCGGTTGTTGTCTATCGCCTCAAGGTATTCACCGAAGCGTGTGGTTTCGAAGAACACGTCATCGTCGTCGACCTTGACGAACAAACAGTCCCGATACTCGGGTTGGGCGTAGTGCCACCACACCTTGTTGAAGCCGGTCCAGTGGCATCCGCCGTGGAAGTCGTTGCGGACGGTGATCCGCTCGCCCGTGATGGTTTGCAGATACTCCGCGTCTTTGGGGTCGCGGGCGAGGTTCCATACGTGGTATTCGACGTTCGGATGCTCGGCCAGGATGCGTTTGATGTACGGGACTTGTAGTTGCATATTGGCTTTACGGCCCGCGAACACAAAGAGGATGACTCGCAACACAACTCCCTAGGTGATCCGAATCGCCCAAGCCTCATGCGAATGCCCAACCACACACCAGTTGATGCCGGTGCGGTCGGCATATTCGCGCCAGGCTTTCATCTCGTGGTCTTCGCAGCCGTCGTAGCTGTGCCACTCATCAAAAACGACATAAGTTCCAGGCTTGAGCTGTAGATATTCCAGAGCTGTTGCCGTGGACGAGTACAGGTCGCAGTCGATATGCACCAAACCACACTCAGGGAACGTGAACCCTGGCAGGGTGTCGGCATACCGACCTATCACTAGGCGAGTGTTGTTGATGGCTGGTGGTTTATGCGCGAACGACCCCTTAGGGAATCCGTCGCGCCAATCCTCAGGCAGTCCGGTGAAGCTGTCGAATCCGATCACCGGCATGTGCTCGGCAATGATGCGGGTCGATTCGCCTTTACCCACCCCAAACTCCAAAGCCACACCGGAAGGTCTCAAACCGACCACATGCCGCAGCAGCGAATAATGCTCCGCGGGCGGGAAGTACGGGCCTAACTGGTAGTCCTGGACGCCCTCGCCTCCCCGGAATGGAAAGTACGGCCATGTTTGGTGCTTGTGGCCCCAACGGTTTCCATTGGCCTCACACATCCGGGCACGCTCGGGAAGCTCAAACCGGGAAGAACCTGTTCGGTTTCCTTCGGCTTTGTCGCGGGAGTAGATCAAGTTGTGTGATCCTCGGACATCGGCGAACGGCCATCGCGTCAACCCTGCGTCGTGGATTCTCTGTGACCAGTCGACGTGTTCGCCGCCGTGCGCCCCATATCCGGTGTCCATGCCGCCCACCGTGTCGATCACTCGACGTTCGGCGTACAGGAGAACTCCGCGGGGGAATCCGATGGCGAAATGCTGCTCGTCTTGGTGGGTGACGCTGTGTCGGCCACCGCTGGGCCACTGGAACGACAAATGCGGTTCCGGCGACTCAATGTAAGGCTGCCACCATTCGTCTACGGTGGGCCACACATCATCGTCGGCGAGAAACAGGTGGTCGCACCCCAAGTCCATGAGCTCGGCGATGCACCGGTTTTTCGCCATCGCTATCCCCACAGGTGATGGATGGCGAACAACACTCACGCTAGGCACTCGATGCACCGGGATACCGCGCCAGCCCTCAAGACATAGGGGCTCGTCGCTGCCGTCGTCCACAACCACAATCGGCACATCAGCCGACGTGTGCTCGATCCAATGCATTAGGGCGTTGAGAAGGACATCGCGGCGGTTGTGGGTTGTGATCGCAACCCCGAGCACTACTGCCCCTCTTCACAGTGCGGGCAACAGTCGTACCGGAGACGGCGCCCGCAGTACTCGCAGTGCTGCACGGCCATTTATTTGCCCGTCAGGCGACACCACCACACTGGTAGTGATGATTTTCCGTCGCCATACCGCCTGTGGTTGCAGATGATCAGGCAGGCATCCTCGATAACGACGCGGCCAAAGAACAGCACCAGTGGAACCGCTAGACCAATCAGCGCCGGGATGACTATGCCGTAAAGGAGGAATTCCATTTCCTACTCTTTCTCGTTTCGCCTGTACCCGTCGGGGTGGAGGTCTACGATCCCGCCATGATCAAGATCGCAGCTGCAGCCGCCGTAGCGGCCAGCATTGTTTTCGCGCCCGCGGCGTATGCGGACGATGACGCCTACCTGGACGAACTGTCCGGGCAGGGCTTCCAAGTGATGTGGCAGTCCCGGCCATTCCTGCTGGCCGCCGGGAACGGCATGTGCAACGACTTGCGCAACGGGGAAACCCCGGAACAAGTAGCCTCGCACTGGAACTATCCGAACGCGACACCAGCCAATCTGTTGGCTATGGCGCGATCGGCGAAACGGAACCTATGCCCCTAGGCTCACGGTCCAGTAGCTCATCCATGCGGCTGTAGGCCACAAGCTCCTGGTCGATATCACCCTCAGTACGGGCTATACGTAACCGCTGCAACGCTTCCAAAATGCGGAGCTGGTTAGCCGTCAATGCCATGGATGGCCCCTGACGCGGCGGTCCACCGCGCATCTACGGCTTGCCATAGGGCATTTAGGTTGCGCCGTACGGTTTCAACGTCCTCATTCTTGAGGCTGCATATGGGCCGCACAACGCTCAGCTCCGGGTACTCGCCCAACGGTTGACCATCAAGCATCGAAATCACTCATGCTTTCCAGCTCGCGCCATGTGAATCTAAGACCGTCGAGCTCGGCGTAGTCGCCGCTGCTTCCGTATTTCCAAGGGATTCCGCGAGTGCAATGGAATCCACCGCCGTACTCACTGCCATCAGCCTCGATGTGGAATTCATAGCCGCCGGGAGTGGAGATAGTGATTATCTCGCCATAGGTCGGATCGTGCAGCCGGTAGGCAAGTCGCACCAGCTGTCGACCCATTCGACGGCGTAGGCCATCAAGCATGATTGCCTCCCAAAGGGATTCGGGAATCAGTATTAGCCGCGCCCATGCGGGTCGTGAGCATTGACGAGATGCGGGTCGTCGCCGCCGAAGCGGACGAGTACAACGTCATACGGGGACGATCCGTCTTCGTACTGCCACTTGAACATGTCGATCAACTCGTTGCGGATGCGGTCACCCTCATCGCTTGTGTCCCAGCCCTCTTTAGACCCGTCAGGCAGGAAAGCGACAACCCAATTATCGTTCGCGGCAGTGGGAATGGGGCCGACGAGTAGGGGACGGAAGTGCTCTGGCAGACCTTCTCGATATGCGGCTATGTCTGGCATGCCGTATTTATCGGGCTTTTTTAGAGCAAATCCCGAGATTGTCACGATAAGCGCGTGATGCGCGATGTATCCCATACCTCAATTATCCCGTGTTTCAACGGGATCAGCGGTGTCTAGCGAGTCGAAATAGTAGGTCTCACCCATGAATGTTGCGTAGCGGAGAGTAATCTCGCCGTCTGAGGCGGTCCAGGTCATATCAACCGAACGATCGTCTCAGTAGCCTCGCCGACGTACGCCGCAGACACGGTGTGCCCAGCGAATTCCCGCACCCTAGTCACCGATGGTTCTAGGTCAACAAAGTCGTCATAGGTGTGGTCGTACACCATGACTCGCGCATCTTGGGATTGACCTTGTAGGTATGCGATCAGTTCGCCGACGTTCATCCCCGATTCCGTTCATCGGCGTCTAGCGGTAGCTTCCAGCCATCCACCGCACACGGGTTGTGACACCACGAGCAGTCGCCTTGCTTATCAACGAATATCGCCGCGACAGCAGCAGCCACAGCGGTCATATCCAAGCCAGCGCCCGAGGCGTCGACCATGCCCATATCGCGGTCAACATAGGGCCCCATGCCTTGTTCGGCTTGTAGCTCCAGCGCAGTCCAGATGACGTCTTCGATATTGGCGATCAGCTCGTCGTCGTAGTCCGCGCTCATCCCGGATTCCGTACGTCGTCTATCGACGTAGGACCGAACATGCGGCGACGCTCCGAGGGCTCAACACTGCGCTTCTCGACCATCGACTCGATGTAAACCCGCTCATACGTTGCGATAGCTCGGCTTAACTCTTCATCCGATGTATCAGAAGGATCGAGAGAGAGGCCGAGTTCACGTGCCCGGTCTATATGGGCTTGGGATGGTTCAGTCATCGCTCCAACTCCTCACCGGAGTAGATGAGAAGTGCTGTGGCGCACGGCCAGTACTCGTCATCGTGGTCGCAAACCAACGTCGCCTTGGGGCACTCCGCGCCGCTACAGCAGGCGTTGTAACAGTTGTCCCAACGGGGTTTGTGTAGCTCCCGTATCGGCCTTAGGACCGCCCTCGCCGTCTCCCGGTCCCATTTGGTGGGCTCATGGACTTCTCCGTCGTAACCCCAGCGCTCATTGCAGATGATTTGAGCAGCATCGTCTTTAGGATCGCTCATCCCTCAATTTTACCGAGCTGCAGACCAAGTCGCGGTGTCTATTCAGGCGTGAGGGTGTAGCTTTCACCAGTCTGTGAGTCGGTGATGGTGGCTTCTATGGTTCCGTTGATGCGCTGTAGCCGCGCCCACACATGCTCGTCGAGTTGGATGGAGCCTTGGGGCATGCCGTCTTCGTGTCCCAGCCACATGGTTCGGGAGGTGTGCCGGTACTCCCGGTTTTGGTAGGTGAGTACCGCTGTGACGGGTCCATTACCTTCGATACGGTATGACACCTTGTCGAACATGTGTTCGATAGTAGAACGGGGGAGGCTGTAGGGGCAAGTCAATCCTCGAAGCGCAAGACGACCGCGATCAGGCAGTCCATGCACATCGATGTCGCGTCCGATTGGAAGACCTTTTTGCATCGCGTGCAGCAGGCTTCATAGGTCTCATACAGCGGTCCCGACCAGCCGGTTCCGATGTGCCGAGTGACGAGCTGATCGATAGCGTCGCCATCCTCAACGTCGCCAGCGCCGGACGCTACTAGGTGCTTACCTGACCAGCCGCAATAGTTGGCCGGGTCGCCCGGGTTCCCCTTGTGGAGCGTCCATGCGCCGCCCCGACTGCGAAAGTAGAAGGGTGTGCCATCGGCACCTCGCCCATCTAATTGGGCGGGGCATAACCCATATTTCGGGTAGCTCATACCTCAATTTTACTGCGGTGCAGCGACATCAGCGGTGTCTAGCGCCGTCCGAACAGGCTGCCGAGAATATCGATGGGGTTGGCCGCTTTGACCACTCCCCTGATCTCCGAACCGAGTTGGCCTAGTTCAGCTTCCGCGCTACCAGCGATACCGTCAGCGGACGTCTGCACCACACCGACAGCGCGGTCCACGCCGTCGCGGGCGATATCCAGCAGGCCGTCCATGAACTTCGGCACGGTGTCGTCAGGGATCTTCCTGTTCGCGATGCGCTCACACATGGCCACGAGTAGAGGGGCCATCGCGTCGGCTAGGGCTGCGAAGAATCTGTCGAGCATGGCGGCACCTCCACATTGACACTCAGATCGGCTGCGGCGAGTACCGCCTTGATGTCGGCGAGGTTCATTCCGTCAAAGAAGATCCAGCACCCACATGGGGTGCTAATCGAGCACTGCTGGCCGCATTCGTCACAGTCCCAAGGTGGGCAGTTTCCGCAGTGTTCCGGGCGCGGACACTCCCCGTCTTGCCCCACTTCCGATCCGCAACCAAGGCAGTTAATCGCGCTCATTGTCACCGCTCACGATCACCTGTTCTGTCCAGCTTGTTGGGTCGTTCTCGGGATCTACTCGACACCCTGTAGAGCAGGGGGCGTAGCGGATACGGCCACAGGGGATGCAGCAGCGGACACGAGACAGAGGCATGGAAAGAGACCTCCGTTTGGGCATAAAAAAGACCCCGACCTAACGAGAGATCGGGGTGGGGATTTGAAGTTTTGGGTTCTGACGCATACAAGCGCCGTTGGCGTCAGTTTACCAAGCGAGGCGCACCGGTTTTGTCAATAGGAGGCGGCGTGTCGTCTCGTAGGTGGGACTTAGCATCCCAGATCACCTTGGCATTACAGAGGGGGCAGTTATTGACCACGCCGTATCCGTAGATGTTCGAGCGGCAGTTCGGACATTCTCCGCCTCTTACGAACTGACTCATTTCATCCCCTTTCTACGCCAGGACCGGGATACGGTCTAGGTCATCATGCTCAGCATCCTTGACGGTCTCGGCGTCAAAGCGTGCCTGCAGGTTGACCCAGAACATCTCAGAAGTACCGAGGGCGCGGGATAGCCGCAGCGCGGTCTCTACAGTGATGGCGCGGCGGCCCTTGAGGATCTCGCCGATACGGGTCTGCGGTACCCGCATCGCCTTGGCTAGGGCGTATGGGGTGATGTTGAGAGGCTCGAGGAACTCAGTCTCCAGGATCTCTCCGGGGTGGATGGGTGCGAAACCGGACATCAGTCGTCCTTTACTTAGCGTATTCGTATGCGTATTCGTATGCGTATGCTTATTCGTATGTGGCGTATGCGTATTCAGATTCGTATGTGTATGCGTTAGTGGTAGTCACAGATCTCAACGTCGTCAGCTCCGTTGTCCTTCCATACGAAGCAGATTCGGTATTGATCGTTGATGCGGATGCTGTGCTGTCCCTCACGGTCGGCGACCAGTTTCTCCAGCCGGTTTCCCGGAGGGATGCGCAGGTCGTTGATGTCAGTAGCGGCGTCGATCAGTAGCAGTTTCTTGTATGCGGCTCGGGATAATTCAGGCCCGATCTTCTTGACGAACTGACGCCCCCACACCTTGCGGGAGTCTTCGTCTTTGAAGGATCGGATCATGTCACTAATACTAACGCCATGCAGTACTACTGTCAAGCGTCAGTATTAGCCCAATATTCTGTGATTGCGTGCAAGTCCTCAGCCCTGAACCGCACGGCGCACCATGGATTGAAGCGCAGGATCAGGAAGCCTGGGGGTCCACTGACACTTCGGCCACGGCCCGCGTACGCCTCGCGAATCTCACGGCATGCCTGCGGTGATGGAACGCGATATAACCCGAAGGATCATGCGTCAAAAACCCTTCGCAGGAGTACTTGGTTCGCATCCCGTCCGCCCATAGGGCTGAGATCAGCTGCGCGATAGACTCGTCGACTCGAACCTCTGAATCATCCCAAGGGGTGTGGATCGAGACTTGCTCATGGATCGGCATCTCATCCCGCCTTCTTTCCCGACTCGTCCGACCGGTGGTGGGCGTCCAGCACATCCCCCAACCGGAAGAACTTCACATCCCCATCTACCGCACACGGACGTAGGGGGTTCTTCCGCCGTGCCGCCAGGGTCTCCACTCGGCGCTTGTTCAGTCCCTTGCCGATAGCGCCCATCTTGTTGGCCAGCTTCTCCACCTGACCGGCTGTGACAACGAGCCGGTTCGCTTCATGTACTCGCCCTCGGTCGATCACAATGTCATCGTCGGCGGGGATGTCTATCTGTCGCCAGCACTCATCGATAGCGGCTTTGATGTCCTCGTAGGCTTCTTCTGAACCTTCAGTGAGGGCTAGGGCGATCATGTTGACTCGCAGCCACTTGGCCAGTGTGATGATGTCGTTGCCCTTATCCCACACGATCGCTCGTTGTTCGCATACCAGCCTCACCCACGTACCCAAACAGTTATGTAGTACGTCAGCGGCGTTGTGTGCCCCGATATGGATGGGGACTTGAGATTCAGGTTTGGGTCGTCGAGACATGCTCAACCCCGGCCTCTGGATACGGGCCTGGCGAGTGAGGGTGACCGACAACTCCCCGATCATGCGGGGGATGCTGGCCAACTCTTCACGGAGCTTGTGTTGACTTCCCTTATCGAGAAAGAAGCTGTCGGAGACGGACATTCAAGCCCTTTCGTCGAGGATCAGGCGGCGGAAGTTGTCCCAGAATCCGCCCCGGCGCTCAGTTGGTTCGGTCGCAGGAGGGTCTGAACGTAGTCCTGATCCGTATACGCGGGCCGCGTGATGGGTTTCTGCGGCTGCTATGGCTTCGGATTCACTGTTGCCCCAGTAGGCCCGATAGATGTTGGCGTCACACTCTCCGTCGTGGATGAAATACGCTTGCCATCCCGGGCTTCCCAGTGAGTAGTAGGCGACAACGTAGTAGTAGCCGTCACCAGAGTGTGCGCCCCGTTTGTGTGTTATGTAGCGCGCCTGGTCTGGGAAGTCCTCCCATTGCAGCGGTTCAGCACTCAACTCTCACTACCTCCGCTAGAGCAGTCCGGCATGGTCTAGGACTTCTATCGCCCAGCTGAGTTGCCCCCACGTATAGCGGTCCGCATCCCACCAGATGAACATCGCTTGCTGCACTGCGTCCATACCTCAATTATCCTCCGTTTCAGGACAAGTCGCGGTGTCTAGCCCGCTTTCCTTTCCTGGTTCCACCTACGCCTGTCCTTCAATGACAGCTCACCCCACAACCCCCACTGTTCTTGGTGGGATACGGCGTACTCGCGGCACTGGATCTTTACCGGGCAGTCGTGGCAGATGGCTTTGGCGAGTTGGCATTCTCGGCTGGCGCCGCGCTCCGGGTACCAGAGGTTGGTGTCCATGCCCTTGCAGGCTGCGTGGTTCTGCCATTCAAGCTCCCATATGGGTAGCTCTAGCCTGCCGAGGATTTCGGCGAACTCGGCTATCTCGGGCATCAGCTTGCCCTCCCCCGCTTCATCACCATCCGCTCATGGGCGGTGACCCCACCGAAAATCCCGTACTCTTCATTAGCTCTGAAGGCGTATTCCAAACACTCGGCAGCGACCGGGCATTGAGCACAAATAGCTTTCGCGGCTTTGGCCATCGTCCTCCCGGGACTCCCCGGGGTGGGATAAAACAACTCGGGATCCGTCTCGGGGCAAAGAGCTTGTTCCGTCCAGGGCTCGTGGTTGATGGACCACATGTCGGCGCCACCGTCTATGATTCTTGGTCCGGGGTGAATGTTTCTCACTAACGCCTCCAACGTGTCTCATGCGGCCAATGCCTTGGTTTCCCTAAATCCCCCTGCCCATCCATGGCTATCCATCTACAGGGATGTCCTTCTGGGGCACTACAGTCCGGGCACACCCGCTCGGCAGCCCCGGTTTCGGTGTATGCCGTAGGTTTCCGCCGGCTACCCGTGTCTTGGTAGTCAGTCATGAGACCCACCAAAGGCGCCACGCCTCTCGCTGCCAATCAACCCCCGCGAGTTGGGGAAAGACTTCTCGATAGTCGCTAGTCCAGAAGCGATCTCGGGACTTGATGCCCAACCGAACCTTCGACACCTCTTCGATAGCACGGTCTATAAGCTCATTCATTCGGTCACCGTCCAGCCAGACACCCATTGAGCCTTAAGGGTGGTGTCTTCATATTCCGCTACATCGCCTTCGGCCAGTTCGCGAGCGCTCTTGTTGGGGTGGAAGTTCCACACTTCGTGGTACGGGGTCATGTAGGAGCCGTCTGGAAATACAGCAGCCCACGTCCGGTTGAGTCCTCCAAGGGCTTTATCCACCTCGGCGGCAACGTGCGCCGGGTAATCGAGGCCACCCCATACGCATGAGCAGTACTGCGGGCCGGTCACGGTTCCCGGCAAGAGTCGGTGCTTGCGAACCACTTCCGCTATGAGCTTCTGTGCGTCCGAAGGTTCGTTGCTCATCGGTACCTCCGCAACTTATCGGCTTCGGCCACCGAGTTCAGGCAACCACCCATGGTGTTGACCATTCCCTCAAGGCCCTCTATTTCGGCCTCTAGCCGTTCCACTTCCCGTAGTGCGTCGTCTCGTTCCTGGATCATCTTCGTGGAGTAATCGACAGTGCCCTGCCACAACGCTTTCCAGTGAGCAGATTCAGCCTGTAGCCGCTCTACTTCAGCGATGAGTTCGCGCACGAGCTGTTCGGGATACAGAGACTCAACCCGACATGACTTGGCCCACTGGTGATCCGAAAGGGATTGCTTAGCCCTATCAAGTAGCTCGCTCATCGGTTACTCCAATACCTAAGCTCTTGGTCCTGCTCAGCGATACGTTCCTCCAGCCGCTCTATCTCGTCAGCGGCTTCCCTTGCGATGGCCCACAGGCTCTCGTCTTGGTGATAGTCATCTGACCAGCGCTCACTACGGTCCACTTGGACACGCAGACGCTTCGCTATGTCACTCATCGCTCTAGTTCCTCTGTTGTGAAAACCAATGGAGTTAAGCGCGCGAGGAACTCCCATAGCTCCGGTGCGATACTCACATCTCCTGGCTGTTCTATGAACAGCTCCGCAAGAAGCTCCGCGATTGGCTTGAGAGCTTCGCGGGCGGCAGAATCAACCAACACGCTGATCGACTGGTCGTCAGACCAGTCCCACCCCTCCCACGCCCGTCGCGCCGCCGCTACTGCTGGATCGGTCATAGCCAGGGCCTCTCTCCAGATTCGGTGACCAGATCACGCATTGCCGCGTGTTTCAGCCACACGGCCCCCGGCAAGTACCAAACGTCGTTGCCGTCAACCTCCATAACGGTTATCTCTTGCATGCCCCGTGGCGTGTCAAGGTAGTAGTGGTCGCCTACTTTTGGATCGGTCATTGGTCCAGTTCCTCACTTGGGTAGACCCGTTTAGCGGTCTCACATTCGTCCAGCCACGAGAGGCGTCCGGTGTCGGTGCATCCCGCGCATACGGCGCGCTTGACCCCGACGAACCCAGGCCACGTGTCGCGGAGTTCGTCATTCGTCATTGGTCGGTGTAGTTCCTGTACCGACTTAGCCATCTCACGGGCAACCTCAATACCAAAGCGACCCTCGTTGCTGTAGTTGAACTCAAAGTCGCCTTGATCCGGCCAGTACTCGGTGAATACCTTGCGCGCGGCGGAGATTGCAGGGTCACTCATCGGTAACCACCCTCGCCGGTAGCGGATCTTTGAAAAACGGAATCAACGACGGGTGGATGGGGAGAATTGCGGATGGGGTGGCGTTCAGCGGTATCACGCCATCGCCTACCTTCTTCCACCTGACACCCGCATAGCGTTGCGGCCATAGGCATTCCGGTAGGGACTCAAACACCGTGCCGTCTGGCAAGGATGCAATATCACTCGGTGTTGTCAGCTCGCTCATCTTCCACCTGCCGCGAATGCTGCTATAGCCTTAGCCCCGGAGGAGAACGAACGGATTGGGCTGCATCCCAAAACCTCATGCTCCCGACAAATCCACCACCGACCTTCGGGGTCGGTATGGATTGTCCACTTCCAGTTACCATCCCGACCTTCGTAATAGCCGTACTCGCTCATAGCTTCACCACGTCTTCTATGAGGTCGTGTGGTGCCGCTACTTCATGCCCGCAGCAGGTGCAGCGTCCTTTGCGTCTGGTCTCTATCGAGGCTTGTGCCCAGTTCCCGATCGTGGAGACATGCTCCCCGCAGATGAACACTTCAACGGCTGGTCTGTCGCAGTGGTCTACGAGGTGGATGGTGACCATGAAGTCCGCGGGCCTGCAGCAGTCTTGGCATGGGGGTGTGCATTCGATCTTTAATCGGGCTAGGAACGCCGTAGGGGTCTCTACACCGGTTCGGGGTTGTAGTGACACCACCGGTTGGGGTTTGGGCTGTGTGCGTTTAAACCAGGCGGTCATAGCGGCATCACCGGACCCAGTAGGTCAGCTACCGAATTCACTACGAGCGCGCACGTGTCACATCTGTAGCCAATCCACTTCTCGGCGATACCGAGAGCTTTCGATAGGCACGAGTCGCAAGAGCTGACCGCTGCACGACCACATGGATTCGTGTGGATACGGGCAATCCATTGAGCCTGCTGATTACAGGGGCTACACGCCGTCCGCTCTGAGAACAACGTGCCAAGCTCACATCCCCCCGCTGGCATTTCTCCTACGAGTTCTTTGATGTCTGTTACTGCTTGGGTTGTCACGATGCCGACCTCCTTTGGTTTGTGGCGTCATGGACAAGCTGGAGATTTGGGATGGGCGTCTTGCATTCGCAGTCGATGACGCCGGAATCGTCAGGGAGGTCGATCCATCCGCTGCCGCCGCAGAGCTTGCAGTTGCGACGGCGTTCGGCCGCTGCTGTGCGTGCTGCCTTCTCTGTGATTTCGGCCTGGAGTTCCTGTGCCTTCTCGGCGTCTTTGACTCGCTTGCAGCCCCGGCAGTTTTTGTCTTCGGGATTTCCGTAGGGGTGGCGCGCGCAGCGCGGGGCTGACGTCGACTCGGGCTCTGGTGAGGTTCCCGGTTTTGGTGACCCCCCTAAAGATTCATTCTGAGGAACGAAGAATGAATCTTTCGTTGGGGTTGGGGTTGGGGTTGGGTTGTCGTGTTCCGCCAGCGTTCCTGCAGCGTTCCGAACACCGTTCTTCCCGCGTTCCGAACGCTGTTCCGAACTACGTTCTGCCGCCTGCCTAGCCTTCCATGCCTCCTTGCGCGCCCTAGCTTTCTCGGCCTTCTCCTCGATTTCCTGACGCGAAAACTGGAACTTCAGGTAGTCGTGGATCAGGTACTCATCGCCGCCAGGTTCGCCGCCGTCTTCGCGGGAATGACATTCCTCGCACCCATGGCCACACTCGTGCCAAAGCTCTGATGCCATCATCCATTCGATGACCAACTTCACCGCGTCATCACCGTCGACGCCAACACCGAAGCAATCCGATTGACTAGTGGTGATACCGATGCCGTCGAAGTCAAGGAAAAGTCGAGCCTTGTTCTTTTTGAAGAATCCGTCCGTTAGGTTCCGGTTACAGAAACCCATCGCCGCGAAGTGCAGCGCCACCCCCAGCGGTCCGACTTCACTGAACTTGTCGTTGTCGTAGAAGTCATCAGAGACGCGTATCCAGCCCATCTACACCGCCTCCTGGTTGTCGCGCTCAAATCCCCCACAAGGGCAGTACCGGTAAAGAGGCTCCCAAGAACCAGGGAGAGTGCCTTGACAGCGACCGAAACCCGGGTGTTCATCGAGATCGTGTGTGCAGCAGCAGATGTCGGTCATTGGCGGTGCCCCACTGAGCAGTACTGCTCGCCATCCTCGAATTCCATTTCCCGCTCACGCTCGCAGGTGATGCAGTAGCCGACGCTCACCGCTCCTCCGAATCACGTCGGATGTACTTGCGGAACAGTCCCGATGACTCGATGCATCGAGAGCCCTTACCGTCCAAGTCCGTGTACCGATAGAAGCGGCTGCCGTCGTATCCGGCTATGACGATGGTGCGTTTACCGTCCTTGCTATCCCAGACGGTCCCAACAAGATCCTTGGTCATTCCCTGCCCTCCGAATCACGCAGAGCCTTGAGCGCGTAGTAGGCAGGCAAATACTCTGCCGAGATGGTTTGGCCAACACGCTCTAAGTACTCAGCATTGGCGGTCTCTTTGTCGCTCATGCGCATTCCTTCTTGTCTTCAACAAACCCTCCGCAATCACAAAGGGTCACACCGTCATCCAAAGCCCCGTAACACTCGGCTGATTGACCGTTATGCTGGTATCTCTGATGACCACAACGGCAGAAGTGGTAGGTAGGCCAAACAGTCATGCCGCTTTCCTTTCCAACTGGCGCTTCAAAGACTCGAGTTGGATGCCCATCGCCGCGGCCACTTCCGCGTCACTCAAACCTGTGCTGCGGTAGTCCTCGTACTTCTGAATCCATGTCGACTTCCCGCCCGAATCTGTTGTGGCCGAGGGGTCGTCGATGTCGTCTTCATCCCACGCGAACGGCAGCGCCCAACCCTTCTTACGGCCAATGGTGCGCATCCGTTTCGACGGGCCAGGGACCATCTGTAGCCGGCTGAACAACTCCGCGATCTGCCGCGCCCGCACAACCGACACAGTCCGCCGGTCCAAATGGTTCCCCAACGTGGAGGCAGGGATACCCATCTGCTCCGCCAACACCGATACAGGCCAACCACTAGCCATCAACGCCCGCAGCCGCCGCACCGTACCCGTAGCATCAATAGTCCCCGACGTACCAAACCTCATTGGTATAGCCAGGATCCGTACCGCCGTAGCCTTACGCATCTTCGGATACGAACCGTCGCGGATCCTGTCAATCCCGCCCCGGGTCATCCCCGCCAACTCGGCAATCTCGGTCCAGGAATGCCCCGAGTCGAACAGCCTCGACAGATGCTCCCGGGCCGCGGTTGGATCCACATAGCCCCGGTCTGACAGCTTGTAGTGCGGATTACACAAACCTCTGCGTCTGTAGATACCGGCCCGGCGGCAGTTCTCGCGCCTGCACTTCATGCCGCCCGCTCCTCACGAATAGACCCATCGTCGGCAAGCCACACCCAACGCTCATGCCGGTAAAACACGCGCGCTGTCCTCATGCGGCATCGTCCAATCGGTAGTCACCGCTGTCATCAAGGAACACCCATTGGCCACACCTCAAAGCCGAGTGATTAAGCGGATTCTCGAAGGACTTCAGCGACCACCGGCCCTGTTCTCGAGACTCCTCGGGATGCTCTGTGCACCAGTGGTGACACGGATGGCATAGATGCAGGCAGTTGGCCGGCGTCCACTTGCCGCCCTGGGAGCGATTCACCCTGTGGTGAACCTCGGTAGCCCAAGCCTTAAAACACTTCTCACAGACCCTTTGTGAACGCTCATACACCAACTTGCGGCACTTCTGTTCGTTCATTTCGACCGCTCCGCCTTGATCCGTCGCATGTCGAATCGCTTATGACAGCTGACGCACCGTGGGTGGTATCGATCGATATCTAGGCTGTAGGGGCCTTTATCGGGGCAATATTTCTGATCAGGGTCGGTGTGGTCATAAGACCAATGCGCCGCAGTCTCACCGCAGTCGATGCACCGATAGTTGGTCGCAGAACCGCGTGCTCGACGGATTCTCTGGTGCACGGTGGTGCTACCAGCAGCGGCTCCCACCCATATTGGGTTGTTCTCACCCTTTGGTTCCCAACACACATCGCCGCGCTTCTTGAGCCTTAGGTAGTGCATGCGGCAGTAGCCGCGGGCATCTTCAGATTCCTTGCCGTGCCCAGCCGGCCTGCCGCACCCATCCGCAAGACACTCACCTGAGATGTACTGCGGATCCGACAAGCTGCCAGTGCGGCGCAGCCGGTAGTAATGCTTCTCGCAGTATTCACTAGTGCGAGAACGGGACTTATTGTCGCAACCGTCTACGGCGCAGAGTTCGGCCCAGGGCTCTGGGGTTCCATACTTGCGCCAACGAGCCCAATGCATGCAGCACATACCGCGCGCCCGTAGTGGCTTTGTGCAATCACCTACGGTGCAAAGCTTGGCGCTCAGCTCTTTGGCTTCCGCGGTGAACTCGCCGGCTCTAGGCACTGGCGGCCTCCGCTCGCTCCGCGGGGTGAGAATTGATCAAATCGCCAATGAACTTGCGGATCACATCTGCGGCGCACTGCCGTGGGGGCTTGCCGTGCTCAGAGAAGAACTTCCCTGCGGTCTCACGTTGGTCCCACCCATACTCAGTGCAGGCCGCGGCGAGCTCATCGAGTGCGTCGTCTACATCGGTGCGCTCTGGGGGTGCCGATGACCGCTCATACACCTGCGAGTCCGGGTCCGGCTCGTCGGTTGGTAGGCAGAGGGTTTGCAGCATCGCGGTGCGGAAAGCCACTGAGTGCGCCTTGGCGGTGGCTTTGTCGCCGGCGTCCATGGATTCCGCGGCGGCGACAGAGGTGATCGAATCGCCGTCCGGGCCGTACCAGGTGAACTCGACCGTCAACCGTACGTGGCCCATGAGGGTGCGGTTCCGGCCCACCTCAACGGTCCCGTACTCGTATTCCAAGACCTTGGGTACAACGATGACGCCGTGCTTCGTGAGAGCTGGATACACCGCCGATGTGACTGCGTCAATGCCGCGGAATGAGAAGCCTTGCTGCTGATTCCGCTCACCCTTGCGGACGGCACCGACATCCTTCATCACTTCCGAGAGGGCTTGGTAGATGGTGGTCACTGCTCGACCTCCACTACGACAGCATCCAAGGCGGCGGGGCCTTCGAGTGAGAACCTCCCGTGGGCCAATAGCTCCCGGATCACCTGCTCTGTGTGCTCGGTCGGTTTCACGGTCACGTACGGGTTGCCCTCGACCAGGACGATGAGCGGGGTATCTCCGTCGGAGAGCTCACCGGCCTTCTTGAGTTGAGCTAGGAACGCGGGCCTAACCTGCTCGACGGTCTCCACCTCGTCCGGGTGATTAGATTTCACCCACTTCAGTAGGGCTTTGTCGTCAACAACTTTGGCGTCAGTGCGCACCGACTTCACCGCCCTACCCACAGGCAATCCGTTAGCCCGCCCAACTACCGCGTCCCCAACCTCCATGGAATCCACAAGGTAGGAGCGGCCCCGGTTCTCTTGATCTTTAAGCGCCTTACCCAAGAGGGCGTACATCGCTACATGCGCCACAGCGTCACGGCTATCACTCACCGCAGGTTCCCCTTCTCGTCGTACTCGTCATCAACCCAAAACCAGTCAGGAACAGCAGGACCAGGATCAGACAGACGCCGGTAATCGGTAGCGAGCCAATCGGACATACGGACACCACGACTCATGATGGATCACCGACAACTTCGATATAGGGCGCGAACTCCCGAATGAATGCGTGCCCATCGGACACTCCGCATCGACCTCCGATGCGATCGCCGACTTCCCCGTATCGCCAGCCGTTGTTTCGATACACGAGACTTCGGGGCTCCCCATTCAGCCGGAACTTCCACTCCGTGCCGTCTCGGGCCTCTTCACAATCCAAACTCGGAAGTACACGCGGGGAACTCTTCGGAGAAGATCCCCCCTCTGCCTTCGGCTGGGGCTCAAGGATTTCCTTGAAGGGACCTCCTATTGAGGGGTCTACACATCCGTAGTCAAGTCCGCCATCCACGGTCCTCCACCAACCATTTTTGAAGGACCAAACCAGGCCGGAAACGTCCTGCCACCGCGATCCCCGCTCGTCTACCCCTAGGCGGTCAACGACACGGGGTGTGCGGGGCTTGGGTACGCAATTCGTACTCTCAGGAGATACGGGATGCGTAGTCGCCGGTTCCTGTTGTGGCTCCAGGTAGTCGTCCCTACGGGATACCCGTCCAGCGGCAAGGTCGTCCAGACCACGCGCCAGAGACTCGCCCGGTTCCTGTTGTGACCTTCCGGGCCATTTACCCCACTCGGCACGAAGATCCTTGGCCAACTCGGGATTTACCCGTTCGACAGAGAATGCATACTCCAAAAGCGCCTTATTGGCGTGGAGGTCATCCAGGTATTCCAAGACAAAGCAGGCCCGGATTGGTTTACCGTCCACGCGTTCAACCCGGTATTTCCCATAGAGCCCCTTCGGCGGTTCCTGTTGTGCTGTTGGGTCGGAGAATCCACCGAGTTCTTCTAGTCGCTCATCAGACAACCCAGTGATGAACCCGACCGCGCCCTTATCGGTTCCGTTCAAACGGCTGAAATCCGGTTCTGTCGGGTCGTAGATGACAGGCCAAGAGTCGGCGTCGTCGGGATTTGGACGTGCGTCATCTCCCCAGAGATGACGATAGCCCCAACCACCGGGGCAGCGATTCGCGATCCATGCCCCGTCTGGTCGTCGTGCGATGGTGCCAACAGGCGCGTAGCCCTTGCGGCACTTGCCCTCACACTCGCCGTCAAGTCCGATTCCGCAACCTTCCGGTTCGGGCGTGATTTCTCCGTAAGAGGGCCATGAATCAGCGTCATCCCCGTACGGTTCCTCACACGCCCCCGGCATTACCCTCACGTAGACCCAACTAGCTGGATATGGGGACACATCGCCACACCTGACGGCTACGAATGTCCCATCTGGCCGCTGCTTTACGGTGCCAACAGGTGCCCCCTCGGGGATGCTGTTAGCGGCAGCGATCATGTCGTCAACCATGTCCAAACGCCGCTCGGGGCCGCAGGAATACCAATTCCACGCCTCTGTAGCTTCGGCCATCGCTTTCCGCTGCGCTTCAGTCGGTTCCAGATTCACAACGCCACCACCCTGTAGCCCTCTTCTGACAACACCTCACCGATACGGGCCATCACAGTCCCCGCATCACCACCCAACGAAAGCTCTTCCTCGATAGCGTCTTTAAGAACATCCTTGATGTAGTCGCTCATGACGCCTTCCTCACCGCAGACGCGATCCGTTCAGTAGCCACACCAGCGAGGCGTTCCCAATCCTTCTCGCCGTACCCGAAATAGATCTCTTCCAAGCAACTCTTGAGCGCCCCGCGCTGCGCATCACTCAACCCACTCATTTGCATATCCCCTGCCCATTGGGCTCAATACCTCTGGAACGCAACACTTCATCGCGCCTGGCCATAACCTCGGCAATGGAAGCGGACACATCAACACCGCCACGGCCGGCTAGGTCTAGATGCTTGAGCATTTCCGCGCACATCAACAACACCCGCGCGTCAGCCTCGTCATGATTGATCGTGTACCTACTCATCGTCTGCGTACAACCTCTGCATATACGGGAGTGGTTCAGGCTCATAGGTAGAGGGATGCTTTGAGAGCCTGGCGATTTCACGGCGCAGGGCTTTATTCTCGGCGCGGTGTAGCTGCGCGTCAGCCCACCACCAGCCCCCAAAGGCAACGGCGCACACAAACAGGAATGGGAAAAACGATAGAACAAGGTCAAAGCTCATGACTGCCTCGCTAACCGGATCAACGCTGTGGCGTGGATATGCACGATGGTCTTGATGTCCGAATCGCCTGCTTCAATACGTTCGGTCAGCACACGGATGAATCTGTCCCACACCTCTTCTGGTCCATGTGCATCAACCATCTCCTTCACCGTGATCACCGCTTCGGAAAGGTGATCATTGGCTGCCGCGAACAGCTGATCCACAGCGCCGAGTTCCCGGATGTTCATCGCCCACCTGCCGAGTACCACAGAACGACCATGAAAAACACCGAGAACGTGAGCAGCCACCCGATAGCGGTCCAGTTCTTGACCTGGTTACGGGCCTGCTCCTTCTCGCACGGCCTGCATGGGTGGAACACTTGGTGTGCGTGGCAGATTGGGAACGTGAATAGCTCGCGCATCAGTCCTCCCAACCGTGCACTAGTGGGGACTGATAGCCAGGACGGTGTGCGGTTTTCCAGCACTCCCACATCGCCCACCCGCCAAGCCCAAGACCGCCGAGAATGACTGCGAGGAAGACGATCGCGCATATAGCAATGAGTAGGGCGAACATCACGCCGCCTCCCCTTCTTCATCTTCGCAATACTTGAACTCCATTCCGATTTGCGCGCAGGTACATGCGCGCTGGATCTCGGCGTTCAATGCCCGTGGGTTGACCTTGAGTTCAGCGCTAAGCGCCGTGTAGGTCTCCAGTTCGCACTTGTCGTACCGCCACAACACCGACTCTGGGTTGGGTAGTTGACTGCGGACAGAGGCAAACATCTCCTCGATTTCTTCCAAGTCAATGTCGGCTGCGCAGTCGTAAACGATTCGCTCTACAGCACTTTCGACGGTCATGACCGCACCTCGCCCTGCTGTAGGTAGGCGATAACCTGGTCGGCGATAGCTTCTGGCGGCTCGGTCATATGAGTAGTGAAAAACGCGTCCACATCGGCGAACATCACATGACGCATGGCCCGATCGAAACCGACAAATAGCAGTTCACCCTTTTTAGAGAACTCCAGTGCCGATTGACCGCCTACGCGCCGCACCGCCCACCCGTTTTCTTTGGCTGCTTGCTCTATACGCTCCCGCCCGCTCATGCTTCTCGCCCTCCCTTGTGGTAGTCGGCGAACCGCTTCAAGAGAGTGATGTGCGTGGGGCAAAACCAGATTGCGCTGTACGCCAACACTTGTCCCGCTACATACGGATCGATGTTCGCTTTTTTTGTGAGTGATACCCCGGTGTTGAGAACCCCATCGATCGTGGGATCAGCATCCAAACTTCGGCATACTGAGATGCCGTACTTTTCGGCCAGGTCTTGAGCCGAGTCCGCGTGAGCTGGTGGAGCACATGAAACCGCGGTGAGGATTACGGCTACAGCCGTGATTGATCTACGCTTGAACACGCCACACCTCCAAGGTGTTGGTTGCAGTGGCGCTGGGGCGGTCTTCCGCCAAGATGTCCCGCCCCAGCGTTCGGGGGTTATTCAGTTGTTGAAAGCTCTACGCCGACTTGGGTTCAGAAGGCAGGGACTCCAGCCATCGTTTGAGTTCGTCGTGCTCGTATACGGGCTTACTGCCGACATAGCGGGGACAGATCCGGCCCGCGCGGCGTTCCTGGTCGAGTTTGTCGACGGAGATTCCGACTTCCTGTGCGGCTTCCTCGCGGTTGTAGGAGAGCTTGGTCATGCCGCACCACCGCCAAACTCGTCCTTCGCCAGTTCAAGGAGGAATGGCATCCCGGTCGGTGTAACTCGCGCCAAGTCTTCGCTCGACGACTCACGATTCTCGGCAGACTGCGCATACTCTGCGGCGCGCTTCAGGTAGCCCAGATCTGCCATGTCGAAAGCGACGATGTAGACCTGATCGTCCCGGCCAGCGATCGTGACGTAGACCCCCCCCTCGCCGGGAACTGGTTCGTAGCAGTAGACCGTGCCATCCAGAAGGTTCTCCTGAAGGTCCGTTTCCTTACTGAAGATTGTCACCACCTCACACCGCCTCGGGGAAGGTGTCACGGGTCCAGGAGCCGCCGGCGGGCCGCTGAAACTTAGTCAGCTTCCGGTCATTCCGCCAGGCATTCCAAGCGAGTACAAATAATCCGATCGTGTCACGGTCGGTGCTCTTGAACCCCTGTGTGGAGATTCGGTCCAGCCTGTCCCGTAGCGCAAGAATGGGATTGCCGGCGCTGAGACCAACTCCGGTGTATAGCCCCGCGCAGAACTCGCGGGCAGCCTCCCCGTCAATCAGATGGAAGTGGAGCAGTACAGCCAAGGTGAGGCTTGGACGTGCCTTAACTCGGCGCATCTCCGTGCCGAGAATTGCTGTCATGATGGATATCTCGATCGGATGATTCTGTGCCCATTCAATAACCATGGGGTTGCTCACCCGGTTAGACGCCCTGTCGCGGAATAAGCCGCCGCCCTGCCAGTCGATGTATACGCGAATGGCTCCAGCGATGACCTTGCTGTCGGCGTTGCGGATCAGGCCGTCGATGTTCAGCTGATCACCAGCGGATCGGGTCCGCCCCTGGTCCATCGTGTCTTGCGAAGCTGTGGGTAGGCCACGGACAACCAGGAACGGCAGTGCCGGAAAGTCGTCGGGCATCCGAGATAGCGCGGTGAGGCGGTGCTGCCCATCGAGTAGAACGTCGTCAACGGACCACTTGATGGCCTCCCCGTTGTATTGCCACCTTCCAGAACGCATCTCATCCATGAGGCGTTTAACATGCGTTTCGGAGATTGGTCGGTTTCGAGTGTTCTTGGCGAGAACGCGCCTCGCCATCGCTGGGTCGACGTAGATGATGGATTGGCTAGGCTTCTCGATCTGCATCTTGAGCTGGTGTACTGACATTGAGGTGCTACCCTTCTAGTTGTTGGATGACGCCCGCGAGGGCGTCGCGAGCACGGATCAGATCGCTCAGGTGGCAGCCAGAGATCTGGTCCTTGTTCTTTTTGAAGCGGTCGTTCTCGCTGAGACGTACGACCGCTTTGACCGCTAGCGTGAGCCTGTAGTTAGCGGTCGAGAACGATTTGGTGATAGGCGGCTCTGGCGACTTGCGCTGCGGCACTTCATCTGATTGCAGATCGTCGGCCTGTTGACCATGCTTAATGACATTCCCGGCACTGAGGTCGCCATCTGCGCGTGCAGCGGATAAGGCCGCTTCAAACTCGTCGTCTGACATCTCGGCCATCGCTGCGATTTGTTCGTCGGTGGCGGGTTCGTCTTCTGGAAAGCAGGTCTCGCAACCATTTCCGTAGCAGTCGCGGCACACGATCTCTGCGTCAACAACGATTTCGGGTGGCGGGGCAGTCGGTTTCGGATGCGGCGAGGAGTAGTCCTTGCCGTCCTGGCCGCGACGCTTTCGTTCAGCCTCGGAATTTTCCGACCCTGCCGACCGCCTGTCATTACGCACCGTGCCCTCATCGACATTCAGCGCGCTGCCGATCGCGACGTTCGACATGCCTTCGCCCGCCAGTTCAGCCACAACCTCGCGACGCTTCGGGGCGGGTAGCTTCAAGCCGCCCAACTCGCACTCGCACCATTCGGCCCACGAGGCATACGCAAGCGCGATCCACACTCGGCCACGGAATGCCAGCACCACATCCGCCACCGGGAAGTCGTTCACCCACCGACGGATGCGACCCGTCACCGCCTCAGCTTCTTGTGCGGTGAGGTCTGAGCATTCGTCAGAGTTGCCGAATTCGACCGTCAGTCCGTCGTCCATCAGCACTAGATCGGCGGCCATTAGGCCACCTCGGATGTCGCAGGGGTTGCGCGCGGAGCGTAATCCGTGGTGATCGAGCCAGCCGGAAGGTTGTACGCCTCTTCGAGGGCGGCCAGCAGTTGCGCCGACGCTCCCCGCGCCCCGTTCTCGATAGCACTCAACGTGCCGCGCGCTGGACGGTCGCCGTGGATCGCTTCGATGCGTTCGCATACGTCGTCTAGGTCCCAGTGCCCATCAGGGTCGATTCGCTTCAACGCCAAGCGGAAGGTCTGGAGGCTGACATGAGGCGGGGTTCTACGCTCCCGCTGACGGTCATATCGCCGTTTTGCGGCAATTTTGCTTCCCATGCGGACGACTGTAACGGCTAACCGTCGCAAGCGCAAGCAATTCTGTGGCAATTTTGCCCTGGCGTGCAGAATGCTACTGGTGAGATTCGGCGCTCCGGCTGCTCACACCCATGTCGTTAGCCGAATGGGACTATGGTTTGCCAAAAATTTTTGGCAGTCTTGCCGTATGACCGAACGTCAGGAGCGGCTCGAATCCCCGCAACAAGCCCGACTTCGACTTGGACAGATCGTTGAGAGTCGGCGCAAGTGGCTGGGGTACCGGCAAGACAACATGCCGAACGGCCCTTCGAGCACCACAATGAGTGCCATTGAGAATGGCCAGGAGGTCAGCGAGCTTTCGTATAGACGCCTAGAGAAGAGTCTCGGCTGGGCCAAGCACTCGGTCAGGAAGATTTTCGAGGGAGCCGAGCCTGAGCCCCTTGATGTCGACCCGGCCCCTTCGGAACCGGCCCCACCAAGACCAGAACACGCTGGCGTAACCGTCGACGATCTCCATGCGATGGAAACCGCACCGCGGTACTTAACCGCATGGGAAGCAGCCCTTGCAGCAATGCGTCAGGTTGCCGACGAGTCCCCAGATCCTGGAGCCGCGATGGCGCAGAATGCCCGCGTCGCCGTCGCCCTGGCCAACCTTTGGGCAGATCAACTCCTGACCGCAGGCGTTGGGCCAGCTGCCCGACCGGCTTTACAACGGCTGTTTCTTGACAAGCAAGAACTAGAACTCAACGGATTCAATAACACGAGCTACTGGGACCAACGACAAAAGGAGGGCCTCCATGCCGCATCATCCGACCCCACCCCGTCCCCGCAACCGTCAGCATCGCCGGAAGGCAACGAAAACGAGGAGGTGATGTACCCCAACAGATCCGACTTGGAGGTCGACTTCAACCCAGGCGACTACGGCCTAGCCGCACGCAGGGTGACGGACGAGGATAAGCCGCAGCGACCCATGGACTCGTGATCTACCCACTTGAACCGCATGCCGACCGATAGCGTCATGCACAACACATTCACATACCGCATGACAAGGAGCTATCGTTGAGTCATGAAGGAAACGACCGCACGGGCAGCGATGAAACGCGCTCGCCAGCGGGGCGTCGACCTGGCGAGCATGACCCCGAGACCTCTGCTGACGCCGCAGCGCCGGATGGAGACGAGCGCGACAGCGATCATGGAGTCCGCAGTGAGAATGGTGCGCTCCGCGCGGCGCGCGACGAACTAGATTCCGCCGAAGAGGCTTTAGAAGCCGAGATAGTCGACCACCTACCTAAGGCCGGGCGACCACGATCGATCATTTCCCAATGGTCAGGGGATCTGCCACACCCCGATGATGCAGTGCGATACGAAGCGATCGCACCGGGCACCCTTGATCGCCTCATCTCCCTGAAAGAACGTCACATGAGCGTGATCGAACGTGAGGTCGAGATCGCCGAGAGACGCGCCGACACCGTCCACATAGCCGTAAGTGCCGAATCCGACGTACGGCGCTCCCTTGCCGAGGCCGACACTGGAGCGATCAAACGGGGCCAGTGGCAACTTTGGTCCATCAGCGCGTTCAGCCTAGCCGCCGTAATAACCGGCCTACTCCTCGGATACCCCCAAGCGCTGATCGGCATCCTGGTACCGATTGTGCAGGCCGGCACTGCGTTGGTGACAACGGTGACGCAGCAGCATCGTGACAACAGTGATACGTCAGGCTCACGCGACAGCGATTAGGTTTCTTTGCTTCCGCAAGGAATGACATCCGTGTAATTCCTGGTCAAAGCCGTTTTTGTCGGTAGGTAACGCTAGCTTCACGGGCATGAGCCAACGATGGCATCCCTGGCGCTACGCCGCTGATCACTACCCCCATGTGGTCATCAATTGTCGCCGGGAACTACCCGAACAAGTGTGGGGGCTGACCAGCTTCACGCGCCAAAAGATTTGGCTGTGCAAACGATTGCAGCAGGTCCATCGGCGATGCACCCTGACCCACGAACTGATCCACCTCGAACGCGGCCCCCTGCCTGCGGACCCACAAGCTGCGGCACGCGAGGAACGCATCGTCGATCAACTCGCCGCGCGCAGGCTCATTCCATTCGACGAACTGATCGACGGGCTGCGATGGACACGAAACCCAGCCGAACTCGCCGAGGGGCTATGGGTTGACGGCTCGACGCTGCGCACCCGGATGTCCACCCTCGACCCGATAGAGACCGCCCAGCTTGAACATGAACTAGGGGACGAATGGCTATGGATACCGTGAAAATCGCTGAAGTGCTTGAATTTGAACGCATCTGGTGGAAGCAACCCGGAACCAAGGAGAACGCCATACGCGAGAAGTTTGGACTCTCCCCCGTGAGGTACTACCAGAAGCTCAACCGGATCCTAGAAAGTGAAGACGCCCTGAAGTCCGATCCGGTGACTGTAAACCGATTACGGAGAATCCGAACGCCGTAGACACCGCGATTTCGCCTGAAACGCCGGATAATTGAGTGCTGGCAGATTCAGACATCCTCACAAGAGGGCGCTTCTCGCTAGCCGAACTCATCCACTGGCTAGGGATTATCGACATACGTTGGCCGGGGGCAACATTAGGACGTTCGGCCAATGGCACCGGAAACACCGTTGTCTACCAAGACGGCGAGTACCGAGCACTGCTGGAACTGCGTGCCCCGGTGTGCCTAACCGCTTTTTGACGAACCAGAATGAGATTCCTTCGTTGGTTGTTCCCGTTCCAATACCCCGCGTTCCGCTGGGGCTTCACCCACCCCCTCGGCCCGCCCGCGCCATGGTGGTCACAGGAAAGGCGCGAGCAGTGGTACGAACAGAATGGCGTTCCATGGGAGCGGTGAGCATTTCGAGGAGTTGGACCGCCTCCGATTCCCCCAGATTGGCGCAAAGGATTCTGCCCAAGCCGTAGAATGTGCAGGTCAAGGGAGGGTGCGATGGAAGAGCAGGAACCGACAATGGTGTCGCCGACAGCACTAGCCGAAACTGGCGTTGTTGAGACAGCGCCCACCGCCTGGTCCGAGACGGAAGAGCTTGAAGAGCCTGAACCGTATGACGATCCCCGCCGGCGCAACTGGTTAATCAGCGGGGTCATCTTCGCCGCTACAGCCGCAGTCGCCGCCCTGGCGGCGGGCGGCGGATACGTGTTCATTCAACAGGATCGAGCCGAAACATCCACTGCCGCAACCGCCGCTCCGCCACCTCCTGTAATAAGCTCAAACGTTCTGCTGCCGCCCACTCCAATACCACCTGTGCCCCCGAAGGCCCTACAGCCGCCACCGACCACCTTGCTCGCTCCACAACCACCAGCCGATGAGATCGGGTTCATCGCCTCGATCCAATCGTTGGACCACTACGCAATCACGTGCGCGAGGTGTGCACAGGACGCGGTCAAAGTTGGATATCGGGCGTGCCGGGGCTTCGACACCGGTGGTTCCGTGGCTGCAATCAACGCCGTGAAAAGCGCGTACAACAGCGATAGCGACAACAGTGACTACTACGCCACCCTATTCGCGCAATACGCGTCAGTGCATCTGTGCCCACAACACCAAGGGGAGATCGGTCCGATCTAG